TATTTCCCCCCTACCCAGTCCCTGTTAGAACCGGAGCAGGGCCGAGGGTTACGGGACCGGAAGGCGAGCGGTTACGGGACCGGAAGGCGAGCTGTTACGGGACCGGAGTCGAAGCCTGCTTTGCAGGCGCCGTACCAGGACACGGTCTGCGACCGAGTCCAGGGCGAGTGGTTACTGCAACTTAGCAGTATTCTTCGACGAACTCACCGTGGGACATCTGTTCTATTTCGTCCCACATCGAGCGCAGTTCCTCGATTCGTTCTTGATGATCGGCTATTGCGTCGTCGATTCGTTCTTGTGCCTTCTTGAGCGTCTTGTGAACGTCTTCGGTCGAGGGTTCAGGGCGGAACGTTCCGTTGAGTACTGACCGGAAGCGATCTTTTGCGACGATTTTGTTCTCTTTGATTTTCACACGTTTCCGTCGGCTTTCCGTCTTCAGGATGTCATCCTTGTTCGTGCTGAGTCGTTTCACCCGTGGGCTATGAAGCGTGTGACTGCCTGCGAGGCCCGTCTGTAGGTAGTCATCGATCAGTGCACCTTCTTCATCTCCGTTTTCTCGTTCGATGACGATCTTACGGACGGTGACGTCCTCTCGATCGAGCACACTGTGTGCTGATTCGAAGGTCTGTGCGATGACAGCCTTCTCGCCGTGTCGATTGAATCCGTCCAGTTCGAGGAGTCGTGCTTCTTCGCTTTTGTTGACTTCGAGTAGCATTGGTAGTCTCCAATTTTTCGGTCGCTCCTGTCGGGAGCTCTCGTACCTGGATTCGCCGTCTGGCTCATCCACGTCTGTGCCCGTTTAGCGACCAGCTCGTCTGAACTGGTGCGGGCCCCACTCCCAGGTCGTTCGGTACGACCGCTACGTCACGGGAGAGCACGTCAGTGGGGTATAGAACGCGGTAGTTCAATCCTGCACTATTCTGCGTCTCTATATACTTGAATCTCGCTGGCGAGGATTTCGACTGCCATGTCACGGATCGTCACGTCCTCGCCTTCAGTGACGACTGGATATCGGTCGCTATTTTGGAAGACGTCACTCGGCCAGACGCGTTCCATGATGTATGGATCACCGTTGAATCGCAGGATGTACTCGTTTTCATCGATCTTTTCTGTTGCGATGATGGCGATCTGTGCAACCTTCTCTGGATCCGCGCCCATCTTCGTGCCAGCTTCGCTGATCTGTTTGATGAACTCGTCGTAGTCTGTCTGGATGAGGTGTTCGGTTGTCATGAGTGGAGTTCGCTTTGTTGGGTTGTGATCTCGTTCTGGCTGCGACTCTGCCGTTCTTCGACGTCGAAGGCGCAATTTGCACATCGTCCTGCGTGATACAGCATGACTGCGTCGTGTCCGCAATCGTTGCAGGTGTGCTTCTCTTCGACCGTGATTTCGCTATCGATGTCTGGTGGCGGATTCATGTCGTGCATTAGTGTTCGATGACGGCAACGTCTGGTCCATCGTGGTTGAGGCAAAGTCGACAGTCCCCACACTTGGTCCGCTCTTCTTCCGGAACGTCATTTTGCTGCTGGAGTGAGTACGGACAGGCAACTGTGTTGTCGTCGAGCTCGTCGACGCTTTCGACGGCGGTGAAGACTCGATCACCGTAATTCGCACTGGCGACGGACTGTTGGACGACGAGTGTGTCTGCGACCGACCAGTCGAGCTTGTAACTGGCACTGTAGGTGTACATCGTGATTCCGTGCCCCTCGAGTAGGTCGGCGATGCGTTCGGCTTTGACGATGTCGCCACGGTGTCGGAAGTCGCCTGATTCGCTGACCCGAAGGTCGATGTCGCTGATCGAGTCCGTGTTTCCCATCGTGACCTTGTTGTCACAGATCTCGAGGAAGGCTTTGGCGAACGTATCCGCGTCGAGATGGTCCCAGAGCATCTCTTGTCGACGTCTGTAGGGTAGTGCGTTTGGATATGCGTTCTCTGCTTTGTGAGCGTAGCAGGTGTCCCAGCCGACTTGACACAGGCCAGTGTCGGACTCGCCCTCTTCCTGTGTCTTCGCGTTCGGGCAATCGGTTGCCGAGTTCATGTTGAAGATTGCCGTGTCGTCGCCGACTTTCGTGTTCCCCCACGAGATGTGATCGTTGAGGATCCGTCGCCAGTCAGTCAGGCACTCTGCATCTCGGATCCGCTGGTTGAGTTCTGTACTTCCCGCAACTTCAGTCTGATCGTACTCGCCGTGTGTTGGTTCCATTGATAGATGTGTCTGCTCGTCGCCTGCGATCGCTCGTCATCCCTTATGTAGCATATTGGCGTCGCACCGTGGCCTTGTTGCTACATAAGGCGATAGATTGGTCGTCCTCGCTGTTCTGCTTTCGATGTTACCTACAATTCAGGAATTTTGAACGTCAGTGTGATCGGTCGTGTCGAATACGCTTCGACTGGGTAGCCACCGTTGGTGTGCATCCACATCCAGAGCCACTGTGGAATCTCGTCGGCTTCAATGCGGAGCTTTTTGCCGTTCGACACTTGCCCAGCAAAGTGGACCGCAATTGTTCCATCGTTGCGACACTGATTTGCAATATCGGTGAAATCATCTGTCATCGATTAGTATCGAGTTCCGACATTGTCGTTGACTGTGAACCACAGCGTCAGCGTTCCGTTGTTGTTGACCCAGCAGTCGTCGAGGTCGAATTCGAATCCGTCGAGTCGAACGTTGGTGACGTTCACCCCCTTTGGCTTCGTGACGATTTTGACCTGGTCCCTTGCAGGACTGGTTGTCGCTTCTGTAACGACGCCCATCTCGCGGAATTCCTCTGCGAATTCTTCGAGGAGGTCCGTCTGCGTCTCGGTCGTTGTTGGTGTACTCATTTTTAAATCACCTCGTCTATCCGATCGATTTCGTATCGTTTTCGGAATGCAGTCCCACAATCGGGACACGCACCTGGAACGACTGCGTCAGTCGGATTTACTGTTGCTTCGTCGTACATCCACCGTATTTCTGTTTCACATTTAGGGCAGATTGTTGGCATTATTCGCTTGCTCCGTAGAGTTCTGCAGCCATGTTTGCGTCACTGACGAGGCGCCGAGCTCGATCGGGATCGGTTTCCTCGATCTGCTGCAACTTTGCCTGGACGATGTCGCTTATCGCTTCCTCGAGCTCGTCTTCGTCGACATTCCGAGTGCCGAGTTTTCGCATCATGACGCTCGTGATGTCGCCCATCGGTTCCAGCTGGTCTTCGACGTGGGCGACGATGTAGTCTTCAGGCGTTCCCAGTTCGACGTGATCGCGCTCCATGTATCCTTGATTCCGCTTCTTTGGGCGCCATGTTCTTTTGAACCAATAGCGACCAGCTTCAGTTTCAAGGTTTTCGTAGAGACTTTGGCAATGTTCCTCCCAGTTGGTCTGTTGTTTGGGCGTCCACTCGGGACTTGGTGTGTCGTACGGTTCTGGTTCGTCGTCCTCTGCGCCATCGTCGTCACCGACTAGCGGATTCTGTTTTTTCATGAGTTATCCTTCCACAATGTCGTCGACGTCGAGTATTCCACATGTCGTGCCGTGCCTGATGCCGAGCGAATCGAGTTCTTCGTGGAGCAACTCGTGTGCTTGTGCGTCGTCCATTTCTAGTCCGTCGTCTAATTCGACTGTTCGCTCGAGGCCGACGATGTAGGCCCCGTGGATCGTGTATTCTGTCATGATTCAGTTGTTCGGCGCCCAGCTGTGTCCGTCGAATCCGTACCACTGCTTGCACTCACTGCAGACGTGAGATTTCCCGACCAGTTCGAGCATGTCGTCCTCGCAGTCGCACGATTTGATCTGCTCGAGGCTATCGTCGATTGCACACAGCCAGCGTTGTTTTGTCCAGTTGTGGATGTCTGTCTCTTCTCGATTCCCTGATCCGGTCGACGATCGCGTGTGTCCGGTCAACTGCCATCCCTTGTCGTTGAGTGCCTTCAGCATCGAGCCGACGTGATCACCTCTGATGAACGTCAGCAGGAAGTCGACGTCTTTGTCGGTGTTCTCGACAAAGTACTCCTGGCTCTTCGCGAGCGCACAGGAGGCCAGGTTGTGCATGTCGACCCCGATGCAGATTCGGGCAACGTGGGCGAACCTGTTTCCCATCAGGATGTGCTTGTCCTCGTCTGATCCGCGGGAATCGTTCCGGTGGAACGTGAGTCCGCCGTCTGCAGTCTCGTTGTCTTCGATGTACAGCTTCAGTTTGTTGATGATGTGGTAGTTGTACGAGATCGCGCCGACGAGGTGATCGCCGACGTAGATCCCGTGATTGCCGTCGTCGAAGGTGACGTTTGGCATCTCTGGCTTGTACGAGTGATGGGCCTCGTAGATTTCACCAGCAGTACTCGGGTTGATGGGTGCGACTGTGACTCGATCGGCGAAGTCGATTCCTCTGGGTAGTGTTGGAACTGCGCCGTCGTCGTGGATCGGGCACGAGCAGTCCTGACTGTGCGTTGCAAGTGATTGCGCCGTCTGTTGTGCTTTGCTCATTCTTGGACGAATTCCTCGGTCACTACCTCGTCGAAGAGGCTGATTTCGTAGCGAGTCAGCGCCCAGCCGTCGATTCGCTTGAACGTGAGTTCGACGTTGCCGAAGTGCTGGCATTCGCCGACCTCGAGCTCGTCGGGCGCGATCATTGCATCGACGTCGTCCCAGTAGTCGTCTTTGACCGTGTCGAGGACGGCCATCTGGTTGCGCTCGACGTCTTCGTTCGAGACGCGAGTCTGTTCTCGAGTCCCAGCGAATGCGAGTGCTGGTTCGCCGGTTTCCATGTCTGCGCCAACCTCGTCGAGCCACCACTCCGGCGGTTTGCCGATAGTAAGCGGTTGCGTAATCTTCTCCAGTGCGTCGGTGTCGGTGACTGGCATGTTGGCTGCGAGGTCGTCGAGTCCGCTCAACGTCGGGTCGTCGTGGGTGTATGAATTGCTTGACATTGTGTTATTCGTCCTGGTAAACTTCGTTGATGACGAGCAGGTCGTTACTTTCTGCTTCTGACTCAGTCATTCGGATGAATTCACTCTCGTTGAGTGTATCTCGGACGAGCTGCCGGAATGCATCCGGGCAGGTTGCATCGAAGCTGATGTGTCCGTGCGATTGGAGTACCGTCGTTCCGTCTGGGTCTGATTCGTCTACCATTGTATTAGATGTCTGGTGCTGGCGGTTCACTTGGATCCTTTCGCGCCTGTGCGTACAGCTTGATCTCGCCGACTTTCGCGAACTTTTCGAGGTCCCACCGAATCGAGATATCGATTGGGACGTCGTGGCGCTCGTATTCGGCTGGATGCGCTTTTCCTGGCGGATTATATCGTGCTGAGGCGACCTTTGTCGTGACTGACCCTTCGACTAGTCCTTCAACGATGACTGTCGAGCCGTCTGTCGTGACGTAGTCGACGTCCATGTCTTTGAGCGACCAGTCGTCACAGTCGTCCGGGACTCGGAAGTCGTCGTACTGGCCGACCTCGAGGGCGATATCAATCGTGCGCTGTACAAGTGCGTCTCGTGGAACTTCGATTGTGTCGTCTGTCATGGTACTTATCCACTCAGGATATCTTGTAGCAGCCGTAACACGGCCCATCTCCGAACACGAGCATTCCACAGTCGCACTGTGCTATGTACTCGTGCTTGGTCAACTCGCTGTGACCGTCGTAGCGCTCTACCACGATCTCGTCGTCTGACACGGCTGGACCGTCCACTGCTTGGACTTTCCAGTTGTCCCGACCGTCGCTGATGAGGTCTCCTGCTTCGATCGCGACCAATTTGCTGCCTGATTTGTTTCCTGTCATTTGTTCAGTATCTCGATATCTGTCACAGCTGGTGCTGTATTGTCGAACGGTTCGATCAGTAATCCAGTGAATGGCGTCTCTTTGTCGTCGTGACTCAGTGGAATGTCTCGCCAGTTGGCGTGGATCTCGACGAGCTTCTCGTCTGGCTGTTCGACGATTGCCTTGTAGAACCGCTTATCGTTTGGCCGATCCACTTTTTCGACGACGACGCCGAGGATGTACCGATCAAGCTGGTTGTTCGTTGCTTTGATGCCGTCTCCGAGTTCGAGTTGCTTGATCGTCTCGCCGATCTCTTGTGATCGTTCGATTTCGATATCGTCGAGGTTTGGTGTTTTCATGCTGCCTGGTTGATGATGTAATGCGTCCCAGTCGAGTTTTCCACGATCTGTATCTTGATTCCGGGGTACTCGTCGAGTGCATCCTGCACCATTTCGACGAACTCGTCATCGGCGTCCGTTATGAAGACGATCTCGCCCTGGGGGACGAACTGGGACAGATCGTTGTCTCCGTTTGCTGCTTTGCTCATGCGTAACTATGCTCTAGTTTCTCTGCTGTTGCGTCGATCCTGATCACTGGCGAACCGCACATCGAATTGACTCTGAATCCACACGTCTCGAGTTTGTTGATGAACTGTGCTCTTTCGCGTCGAGTCTGTCCCCATGTCTGAATGACTACCTGTTTGCCTCCGATCTCAGCGGTGATTGTAGCCTCACTATCCGTTTCTTCGTGGACTTCTGCTGCGTACTGGTCGATGAATGCTGAGAGTTGTTCGACCCAGTATTCAGTATCTGATTCCATTATTTGTCCGTCGGTGGTTCAATCTCTGTCATGTCGATCTCCGGGTCAGCTTCACGATCGCCGAGCCTCAGTCGTTCTCTGATATGTTGCTCCGTTGCTGGTCCCATCGATTCGTACGGGACGATTTCTCGGATCTGTCGTTCGTAGACGCGCTCGAGATGGTCGACCATTCGCCGTGCTTCCTGGAAGATGGTCTTTGTTCGAGGCGACCGTTCGAGGTCGACCCAGCCATTCTCCTTGCTGAACCGCTGACAGTAGACGCGTGAGCTCTGCTGGTTGTGACTCGTCGTGATCCGAAGGAAGTCTTTGTGCGTCTTGATGATGCAGAGGATCGCCATTATTGATTGGCCTCCCACAGTCCCTGGTATCTGAATTCGAGTGCATCGAGGACGTCGTCGTTGTCGACGTGGGTCGTATGTCGCTCACTGGCCCAGTAGCCCGTCACAGTTCCCTTCGAGACGTTCACTTCGATCTGCGGACCACCGGTCGTCAAGACTGCAGTAAATGCTCGTGCAGTCCCATCGAGGCTTGCATCAACGGTTACTTCGAGGACGTCGAGTTCGTCAGGGTCCTCCATCGCTTCGATTCGTTTTGCCGTGTCGACGACTCGGTCGATGAGTCTGGATTTATCTGTTGTTGCCATGTTAGTAGAGTTCTTTCGTCTGGTCGATGAACGAGACGATTGCTTCGATCTGGTCACGTTCCAGGACGATGTCGATATCTTCTCCTCGAGCATCAGTCCCGTTGAGTGCGATCACTTCCGTGTCGAGCCCAGGATTTCTATCTTCGTGGAAGAGCCGGATTTCGAGGTTTCTTGTGACATCGGTGTTATTCATTCCACAGGGGAAGAATGCCCCAGTCATGTTGTACAGGTCGTCGTCTTCGATTGAATCTGTCATGTGTATCTCACTCTCTGTATGGGTTGTATCCGCACACGGGGCAGTTCTCGCCGTCTTTGGCCGGATTCAGTTCGAACCCGCAATTGCTACAGTTGAATTTCATGCCCAGTGTTCCTTCGTCCGGACGTAGTCACAGCGCGTACACGTCGCCGTGTAGGCGCCTGCAATGCCGGCTCCGTCTTGACTGTACGATGCACGGATTTCGTCGTTGCCACACTGCTCGCAGGGTTCTTCTGTCTCTTCGACAGTGACGCGCTCGTCGGTCATGTAGCCGTCTGGCTCCATTCCGATGCCACGTCCCCAGTGATAGGTCGCTTTGATGATCACGAGGACGTCGTCGACCTCACTGTGTGGGAACTGGTTTCGTAGTTCGTCGTCGACTTGGGCGTCTCCTTCGGAGACTTCCACAGTACTGCCATCGCTATGCGATGCGCAGACCACGACTGGGTCTGTCCGATCGTGCTCGGGGTGGCCATCCGGATCGACTCGGATACCGGGGAACGGCTTGTCCCCGCCCCCGATTCTGGTCCCACATCCTTCGCAGTGCGTTGGTGCTTGTCCGCCTGGTGCTGGTGTATTATCGAAGTCGCATACTTGGCAGTTCATTTGAATGCCTCCGTTGCGTGTACGCAGTACGCAGTGAATCCGTCTTCGCTGACGTGGCTGACGTCAATGATGACGATTCGATTCTTGTACATTGCTTCGTAGATCTCACCTGGGATTCCCCACGAACTATTCTCCAGTTCGATTTCGATTTCTAGCTCTTGATTGACTGTGTCTATTCTGGCATCTTCGACCGTATCGAGATCGGCCAGTTCGTCGTCGATGTTGTCGAGTGGTTGTTTCATTTGTTCTATTTCTCCGGGCAGCTGTTTCTGAGGTGTGACGAGAGGTCGACGTTTTCGGCGCCACACAGCCCACAGTCGTTCCGATCGTCGTCTTTTCCCTCACCACCGTCGCTGGTGTAGTCTCTCGTCCGACAGTCGAACTCGTGGCAGACGTTCTTCCACGCGTCTTTTGCGTCCTGACTGATGTTGCCGAACATCTGTGTGATGCTGAACTTGTAGTTCACCTCGGCCCACGTCTCGTTCACTTCGAGGAACTTCCGAACGACGTCTTCCATGTCCACGCGCCCGACCATGTAGTAGACAGGTTGTATCTGTCCTGTATTTTCGACATTTCGTGACCGTTGTGTGACGCTGAATTTTCGGACGTCGTACCGATCTTTTTCTTGTGCGTTGAAGTGGAAATCATCGTGGTTGGATCCAACGATGACTTCGCCACTTTTCATTCGATCGGCGTATCGGTGTAGTGCTGGTTTTGTTGCCATTGTCACCAGATTCAGTCGCTCCTTTGGAGCTTCTGCAATGCGACCACTCTCATCATGAATGTGAGTCGATCCGTCCGGTTACTTCGTGCTTGCTGAATTCACTGCAGTCCGGACACGTCGTTCCGAACGTATCGACCGGTGCCGGCTCGTAGACGATGTGGCCGTGTTTTTCTTCACAGTTCGGGCACTTGAGCGAAATCTCGGTTCTATCGTTTTCCATGTTTAGTAGTCCAGATCGAGCGTGACGGAGCCACCGTGTTCGACGAGCCAGCCTGCGAAGCAGTCTCCACAGCAGTCTGCAGCGTGCGTTTCTGACTCGAGACGGTACGTGATCGACGTCGATTCAGCACAGATCGCACACTCACTACCGTACTGGCCGTGGTCTGTCTGAATGACTTGTTCGTGTTCGAACGTTTCTCCCATGCGACTTGTACTCGGAGAAGCCTTCAGGCGACTCCAAGTTCCAGTACGGACGCTCTCTTGAGAGAGTCCGACTTGGACTTCTACTTCTCCCACTCGTACTCTTTCTCTCGCGGATTCCAGAGTCCGACCATGTCGAAGACGTACTCCCACTCTCTGCCACAGACGGGGCACGTCCGTTTCTCTGTGAACGCCTGACCGTCGTCGATCAACTCCGGCTCGTCGGCCTCGTCACCGAGGAATGCTTCTGCTTCGATGCACTGATCTTCCGTGTCGTGAGTTTCTGTCTCGGTCGCTCCTTCGGAGCTTCCGCAATCTGGCTCCTGCTTTGCAGGCTTAGATTCTGTCATTCTAATCTGAGGACGAGCTGGTCTGATTTGGCGCGTGGTGGATTCATTCCATCGGGCGTCACGAGGAACTCGAGCAGCGTTTCGTGGTCGATCCAGCGCTGTGTTACGTTGAACGGCTCATCGAGGTTCGTCTCGATTAGGTATTCGTCGTCCCCATCCGTGTACTGGACGATTGTACCGAGACTGGTGCCGTATTCATCATTCACGTCGCTTCTGATCAGATGATATCCGGTAGCCAGCTCTGGATCGTCTGTGAGCCGTCGCTCGAAGGTCGGATGTGATGGTGACTGTGGTTGGATCGTCGGTAGGTTTCTGGCGTACTCGGCACAGCCGGGACAGAACCATTCGGCTCGGTCCTCATCGCTCATCGTTCCGCCACAACTTCCGCAGACTGGTCGTGGATCTTGCTGTTGTGCTTTCATTGTTCATCTCCTGTTGGAACGAACTCCGCGTAGCCGACGTCTTCATTGAGCCAGGTTCGAGTCCGTGCAAAGTCGAGCTCGAATCCGGCTGACCGTGCTGCGCGCACTATTGAGCCGTGCAGGTACTTGTCGTGACTCCACACCTGCAGGCGCTTCGTTTCGTAGTAACAACAGATCGCTCGGTCGACCTGGAGTCCGCTACGGAGTTTCTCGATTGCCTGCTGGATGTCGTCGTCGACTTCGTAGCCGTGTTTGTCGAGGTGCGACGGGTGATCTTCGTGCTCGCCGAGTTCTTGAATCGCCGATTCGTCTTTGACTGGTGTCTGTTGTTTACTCATTAGTCACTGTGGTACTGCTGTATATGCACTTGACGTACTTTACTCTAACGCAATTCAGTTAGTTCCTACTTGCTGACTGTGATTGGATTATCGTGCGTCGATAATATTTTCAGCCGTTTGCGAGCCGATCCCGCGAATATCGGTCAGTTTGCTCGCACTGGCGCGCTCGAAGTCGTCGTATCGGACGAATGCGTCGATCGCGTTCTGCTTGTTCTTCGTTCCGATCCCATCGACGCCCTCGAGTGCGTCTTCGATCTTACTGGCTTCGCTTTTGACGTCTTCGTCGATCACCTCTGAGCTGTATCCAGGGTGGTCACACTGTGGACACGATGTCCCGCAACATGTTGTGTCACCTCGGGCTGGTCGATCGCCGACTCTGTGCTGGTCTTCGCAGTTCGTGCAGGTTGCAACGAGTGTCATTAGTAGTCGAAGATGTTGAACCGACCCGGTTGGTCTGTGTCACTTCGACCTGCGAGGTCGTCTTGGAGGTCGTACGTGAGGTAGAGCTTGCCGTCGCTTCCCTGGAAGATGACCTCTATCGTGAGCTCGTCAGCAGGCTCTATCTCACCGTCCTCGACGCCAATTTCTCCCTCTTGCCACATTGTGATCAACGTCTCGACGGTATAGCTTTTAGTCTTCATTGCTGATTTGATCGAAGACGAGTTCGTCACATTCGACACACCAGATTCTCTGCACCTGAAAACTCCCTGTCGGGACGAATTCGTCTGGCTCTCCGTTTTCGTCGACTCTGACTTCCTCAGTCTGGATGACCTGTTGTTTGAAGTGCTGTTCACCACAGTTCTCGCAGGGTTCGTAGTTGACGCTATCTTTGTGGGTCATTATATGTATCCTTCTGCCCGTGCTTCGCGCTCTCTCATTCCGTCTGAGATATTCGAGAGGACCGGATCGGGTTCACTGTCCTGCCCGCGGATGTGCTTCAGTCGCTGATGCTCTTCGGGGTAGCTCTCTTTCATCCGAGCTCGCTCTCGGAATCGTTGGCAGTTGTCGCACATGCATCCCTCCGGATGTTGCGTGTCATCAGTCATTTCCGTACTACCTCGACCGGATCTTTTTCTATTCTCAGGCCACCACTGTCCTCGACGAGGTCGACGTATTCGCCGTTGTGCGTCGTGATGACCCAGATCCCGTATCCGTACTTTGTTGGCTGTGTGTAGTCTGCGAGTACGAAACTACCGTTCCTATCTTCGAACGAGACACTGTCGCCAACGTCGCAATTCTTGAGGTACGTCATCTGCTTCTCACTTGACCTCGAGTTCCGCTCGTTCGACGTTACCGTTGCGGAGGTCCTCTTTGAGTTCGTCTTTCTTGATTTTCCACGTTCCAGCACTAGCGTCCTGTGGATGATTGACAAGTGGGTTGGTCACCACGAGTTCGTTGAACGAGAGAATGTCGACGATCTGGAAGGACTCAACGGAGTCCTTGAAGACGTCGCCACGTTTGAGTTCGATTTCATCGTCACCCGAGGGTGACTCTGATAAGCGTCGCTCGCCTTGCGAGTCTCCGATTTCATCGTCTCTCATGCTTGGAGCACCATGTCCGGGCTAAATCGACCGTTCGTCTGCTCTTCGAGCCATTCGGGACCGACGAATCGGGCGAATTCGTCCAGCAGCCCGTCCGTGATGTCGGTCCACTCGTTGTCCTCGAGACGGACGAACTCGGCGAACTGGTCGTCGATGTCCAGAGATGATGGTACTTGCACTGTGTCTCCCGGTTCTGCATCCTCGTCGGGGAGTTTCGCAGTGCAGTTCTCATCCGGGCCACAGGGGATCGCCTTTCGGGGTTGTCCCCAGTTCTCGACCGTATGCTCGACGCCGTCTGCCGTTTCGATAACCGCGTCGGGCCGGGGTTCTGTGTACAGGTCGTTATCTGCGTAGTCGCCGACCAGCGTCACTTCGTCGCCTGCCCAGCGCCCGGCGTACTCGAAGAAGTCGCCAATCTGGTAGCCGGCTGCGACGACGCGGACGATGCTGTCGTAGTCCCAGTCGTCGGCATCTTCGTCGTAGTAGACCAGGTCTTCTTTCGAGTCGTAGTAGTCGCTTTCGTCGAGTTGTGCGAGTTCCTGGTCAATCTTTGCCTGGATCTCTTCGTCTGGCAGGTCTTCACGGTCGATCATCCGACCGAAGCTGGTGCCATCGATCGGGCCCTCGAGTAGGAGGTAGCCGATCGGGCCCATGGCTGCGATGTCAGTCACACGCTCGACTGCTTTCATTCCGCCTGGTAGTTTGACTGCTTCTTTTCGACTGAGGTTCCTAATCTGGAAATATTGTCCCATGTTTGTCACTTCCTATGGATCGATTTCGACGAGGTTGCGGTATTCGTTGGCCAGATAGTCGTCACAGATCTCATCGTAGACGCCAACGAGGCTGGCATCTTCGATGAACTCCGTCTGTGGTTCTTTGTGCTCTGGCTGTCTCATGTACTGGACTGCGACTCCTGCCTGATTATCTTCGTCTCTGACAACGTCTTCAGCGTATGCGACACCTCGGCGTTCTCTCATCTCCCCGTCGTCCAATTTGACGAGGATTTCGTTTGTGCTTGCTGTCGGCACATCGCTTCGCGATGGCCGTACTGGGACTCGCCCTCTGGGCGCGTCCGAGTCGGACTCCGCGGTACGGATTCCAGACTCCGTCGTCCGCTTGCGGACTCCGAGTCATCGTTCTGCTGGTGGGATCTCTGTATGGCTGACCGACTCGATGTCCCACTCGAGCCCGCCGTATTCGTCAACGTGGACGTCGTTGTCGACACCTGGGAGTAGGTACGCGACTTCGATTGTTCCGTTGTCCGTGTGTCCTGCTCGACGGCAGTTTTTGATCGTCTTTGTTCGTCCCGTTTCGTGTCGAAGTGTGACTGTGATGTTGCCGTACATCGATTCAGAAGAACCGGATTGGGTCGTCATCAGTCTCGTTCATGATGCCCTGCAGGTGCTGGGCGTCGAGCTCTGCCTGGTCCTGCTCGCGACTGAGGCTGACGTCGCCGGCCTTCTCGCCCCAGTCACAGGTTGGACAGCCCTCTCCGTTCATGAATCGATCGTACGCGTCGTCTGGTTGGTCGTCCCATTCTGGAATCTCGTGGTGGAGAGAATACACGCCGTAGGGCTCTCCACAGCATTGGCAGTTTACGTCCCCCATTCTATCACCTCGTCGATATCTACGTTGCCGTGTTCTGCTTCAAGTTGTTCGCGCCCCAATTCTTCTGCCTCTTCGCGTGACGCTGCCTCTACCTCGGTCGAAACTGGAACTGTAGGGATCCAGCCGTTGATAGTGTAACTCGATTGTTCGTTGTCGCTCATTGTTATGCGAAGTTCTCGATGAATCCGTCGAAGCTGTACGTCTCGCCACCGTATTTGTCCGTTGCGTAGCCAGTTTCACTTCGGAAGCTGACCGTGTTCTCTTCCGTGTCGACGTCGATCACTCGCCAGGCGTCGCCGTGAACGCTGGTTCCGAGTCCGTACCCGGTCGCACTTGTATCACTGCCAACTAATTCGTCGAAGATGATCCGTGCCAGGTACTCCGGATCGTGCCAGCGTTCCTCGCGAGCCAGTGCGTTGGCCAGCGTCCGAGGTAGTGTATTCGCTTCCCAGTGTGCGTAGAGCACGACAGGGGTGTCCATGTGCTGTCCTTGAATCGTGATGTGTCCTCTGTCTCCCATTGGTAGTTACTCCGTTGTTGCTGCGGTTGTTCAGACTCTATTCTGTTGGTCTGGTTCGAACAGGACGTCTGCGTTTGCGAGCAGCCTGTTCAGGTTGCCTCGAAGCGTGACTGGCTCTGGAACACTCCAGTCCCAGAGCATATCATAGTCATTCTTGTGCAGGTCTGGGCGATTGTCCCTCCCATTCCTGCCGATCCGAACTCCGTTCTGGGACTTGATCATGCACGATGTCTTCCAGTCTGCATCGTCATCCAGTTCGTACGGCGTCCGGACTGTTCGATTCAGACTGGCGTGTCGGTAGTACAGCGTCCCGTCTTCGGCTTCCAGGCGTACCGTTGCCTTCGTCACGTCCTGCCCGCTGAACCGAGCTGGGCGCTCGACTTCTTCCTTTTCCGGGTGAATCGGGTCCGTGTCGATGTACGGTGGATCGTATCGCCACGACTCCAGGCACGGGTTAAACTCGATCACTTCGACACTGATCGCGCTTGCTCCGTGTGTCGGTGAACTGTATGTCCGTGTCATCGTTTCACCGATGATCGAATTTGCTTTCATCATTGATCGAAGCTGACTGACTCGATTCTCGTCTCGACGTTGACGTCGTCGACGTACTCACGTGCCTCGTACTCGGTCTCGAATAGCTTCCACACCGAGTCGTACTCGTCGTTGATGACGACGACGTAGTCGCGATCGTACTCGAACAGGATGTCATTGTCACCGACGTCTTCGAGCCGTTTCAGCAGCCACGTGTACGTCTTATCGTAGACGAATACTGGCGTACAGTCGATGTAGCCGTCGTAGTCGGCGTTGTATCCTGGCCCCCAACTCGTGTCGTCGCTGTGGGCCCAGTAGGAGACGCATTCACTTCCAGCGTCTCCGTTGATGTACGTATCGACAATCTTGGCTGCCGTCTCGATCCGGGTCGGGTACGTATTCGTACGGCCGTTGATGTACCGGACTTCGATGCACGACTCAGGCTTGCGCTTGTTCTGGCTCGATTTAGTCACGTGCGTGTACGACGTGACGCGATCTTCGGTTCCACCAAGGTCTGCGTGTGGAATCGCCGACGTTGCCGTCTTCGGACGCTCGTCAGCCGGTGGCTGTGCTGGATGATCCTGGTACTGCTCGAAGAGGCCGTCGTCGCTTTCGGCCAGCCACGTCGAGGCTCCGACTGGTTCATCTTCGACCGGGAAGAACGTCTCTTTCGGGATCGACCCGTCCAGTTTGACGTATAGCGTGCCTGCGCCTGCGCCGGTCAGGTCGACGTATGCATTTGTAATCGGGACGCCTGCGATCGTCATCTGTGGGTGTTGTTGTTTGCTCATTGGTCTGGGTATTCCGGTGGTGCGACTACTTCGTCGACGACCGATGTCGTGTTGCGTTCGATATCCTGTTCGATGAATTCCCAATGATAGTTCCAGTATCGTTCGTTCGCGACGTCGTAGCAGATGACGCCCTCGTCGCCAACGTCGACGATTAGGTGGACTTCTTCCTGTTTGATCAAGACATCACCCGGCCAAAGGTCGTATTTCGTCACTGGGTAGCCGTGTTTGGGTGCGCACACTGGCGGGTGGTCGATCGTGCCTATCATCTGGATAACGTCACTCCTGGTCAATTGGGTAGATTGTTCACTCATCAGTTGGCTCACTCCAATCGGACGCTTCGTCGTAGTTTTGGACGATAATCTGTGCTTTCATCAGGATGTCAGACTCATCTGTTCGGTCAGCTTCGTCGAGGTGCTCTCGTACTTGTTCGAGGACATCGTAGACAACCTCCATATCCTGGAGTGCCATGCCATCCTCGTTGTATAGCTCTGTCATTCTGAATCACTGAAGTTGCTTCGGCAGTCCGTACAGAACCATGGGTTCCGTGCAAGGTCACCGGGGTTCATCGGTGTCTCGTTCGACATCGTTTCGTCGGAGCCACACTTCGGACACGTCGGGCCGTAGTACTGCATTACGACTCACCTTCGAACACGTCGACGATTTCGACACCATCGCCTGGCTCGCCGACCTCGAACTCTTCGCCGTCTTTGGTCACCTGGACCTGTTCCGATTTGAGGCCAGTGACGCTGCTGACGTGTTCGATGAGTACTGTTCGCGACCGTTGGGTTCCGAATGGCTCGACGTCGTCGAGCATATCGATCGCTTTCTCTGCGTCCTCCGTCTTGTCGAACATCAGTACTGCGTGCATTATCGGTCACCCCGTGTCGCACCGTGGGTCCGCGTTCCGAGTACTTCGATATCCATTGCTTCCTCGTTGGGCCGTGGTGCCTCCGATGCTGGCACTCGATTCCCGAACCGGTTGTCGAACCACTCGTCGTCCAGCTTTTCGAAGACTGGATCGTCGTGGTAGTCCGGGTGATCGTGCATCTGCGTGATGATGACGAAGTGGTCAATCTCGTCGATGAAGACTGCCGTGTAGTTCTCCGACGGGAGTCGCAGGTGGAACTCCGACGTGAACCGACCTTTCGACCAGACTTCCATCGAGCCCGGATTTGACTCAAGCATTCGCTTGAACTCGACTTTCATCCAGCGCTTGTCCAGGAAGCTTGACTGCTTCGTGCTGGCCATCGTCGTGAAGCCGATCGTCACATCAATCATCGTCCGATTCTCGTCGTCTGTCTCTGTTCCTGAGTTTCTGTAACTACTCGCCATGATCGTTCTCCTCGTCGTCTTCTGCTCGCTCCTCCATCATGTGCTCCCAGAGCTCTGCACAGCCAGCACTGGAGTCAACGTCGGGTCGATATTCATCGTTCATATTATTGTTCCTCCGTGCGTCGATCGTTTCCGACCGACAAGGGCCCGCTGGGAGTTGCACTCAGCTACTTTCTTGGAGGCCTGCGTTGTGGTGCATACTGTCGTATGTATGCACCATAGTTAATTCTATCGCTTAGTAATGCACGTCCATCGGGATGGCGAAATATGTCAGCTTTTCATCGGGGTACGATGCATCTGCCTTGATATCCTCGATGAGTTGCTCGTACGCCGACGGTCGCCGGATTGCTTCTGCGTAGTCACCGTGGTAGAGGTGATAATCCGGCCCACCGTAGCTCCCGATAGTGTGCATTGCGTATCGGACGTCGCTCGTGTACGTCTCACTGAGGTCATCTTCCTCTTGTGCGAGTCCGAGTGGGTTCCACTTGTCAACCTCTGTCTCGACCTCAAGGCGTTCGAGGACCTCCTTGTTGGACGCGCCCTGTTCGAATGCGGTCCGAACGACTGCCAAATTTCGGTTGAGCGCTTCGATGGTCGACTCCCAGGACCGGTTGATTAGGTCCAACCCAGTCTCGGTATTGGCTTCGATGGCACCAGTTTCTTGGACGACGTCTGCCATCTGGTCGCTCCATCGTGCGTCTTCGCTCATCGTCTTACCGTAGTCGAAGTGCTGGTCGAGCCCGCCATTGTGTTCGAACGTTGCCTCTGCGATTTGTCGTGCATGGTCGTTGCCATCTGCGGTAACGACCAACGTGATGAGTTGATGCATGTATACTGTGTTGACTGATGAATTCAGTTATGACTCAATTCTACATGTCGTGGCAGGCGCCAGTGGACGTCGTCGTCACTTCGCAGTCCGTGATTCGCGTCGTAACGATGCCGTGTCCCTGTGCGACTGCATCGATGATTACTGGTGCCAGCGTTTGCTCGAGCTGGGTCAGTTCGTCCTGGCTCTGGGCCTCGAGGTCGATGCTGATCTGGAGCGACCAGTATTCCTCGTCGCCTTCGTATCGGTCCCGACCAGTTCGCTCGCCCTGGGGTTTGAGCACCTGACGTGGATGCACGTCACTGGCACGAGCGTTGACCCGGATGTACTGCGTCTCCGTTTCGTCGGGGTCAGCGTGGACGTCTTTCACGTCGATATCGCGCTGCCAGCTGGCTGCTCCGTATGGGTACGTTGGCACTTCGTAGCCGAACTCGTTCAGGTCGACGTGCTTGAGTGCCTCCGAGAACGGGTGCTTGACGAGTTCGCCGTCCGAGTAGTCGTAATCCGTACTTTCCTCTTCGACGATGTCCACGTCTATCCAGTCGACCTCGCTTGTGTCGAGTTCGCCGTCCTCGATTAGTTGGGTGACGAGGTCTTTGTCGTAGCTGAACGTGAAGTCTACTTTCTCCGAGACTTTGTGCGTCATTCCGTCGACTTCGCCTTCGAGGTCGAACGAAATCGATGGGTACGTGTCAACCCGCGTCGTCTTCGCCTCGGGATCGAGCTCGGTGTGCTCGAAGTCGAAGATGTCGGTGATGAACTCACGCGTGTCTTCGTACTCCGATTCACCGTCTGCATATGCGGTGATCATCAGGTTCTTCTCGTGTCGCTGAGTAACTGTGCTACTGTCTTCCGGGGAATCGCTTGTTTCGGTTGACATGATTGTGGGTGCGATAGGTGTGCCTGATGGCGCGCTGCCGTCATCGGCAACTCAATTACTCGTTGTCCATCCGTTCGAGCGCTCGCTCCAGGGCGACCTGAAGCAGTGCTTCGACGTCTCGTTCGATATCGTCATCTACGAGTTCGCCGACGTATTCGAAGTTCACCGTCATCGTGACGCCGTGTCCGAGGCCATATGAGCCTGTTCCGACGGTGACTGCGTCTGGTTCGTCGTAGACGTCAATCGGTACATCGTGTTCGTCGTTTCGCGTTGTTGGGTTCGTCATTGTAATCTCAATTACCGGAAACTCGTTGCTGCATCATCCTCGAATCCGGGATGGAATATGTCTGCTGAGTACGGCTCCATCGCTTTTCCGTGATCTGTGGATCCGTCAGTGTATCTGTAGTTGATCCTCACCTCTCCCGACCGTGTTTTGTGAATACACGTGACAACGTATTTCTCGTGCTGGACGTCATCAGCATCTTCGAACGGGTCGCGATCGTCTTCTCGAAGTGCTGTTACAACTTCATCTTCAGTCGGCCGACTATCGTCCGTTACCCCACGATCGTCTATCGGTTTGGGTTCACTCATCAGTTACTCCTCGTCATCCTCCATTTCCGGCTGGAACTTGCGCACCTGTTCGCCGAGCTCGCTGTCGTCGAGGTCGCCGAGGACTGCTTCGAGTTGCTCACGAAGTTCCTCGATGGCGACGCTGGCCGATTCGCCTTTGCCTTTCAGCTTCCACTTCTCCTGATCGCGCGTTCCCTGTCCGCGGGTGATGTCGACACTGATTGATGCGCCTGTGCTAATGTTCTCGACGATTTCGTCTGGGTCTGTCATGATTGAATCTCTCTGATTTGTTCGCGAAGGTCGCTGTGTTCGGGTGGTTCGATTTCGACCGTTTCTGCCTCCAATACCGTGATTGGGTGCATCGGACATCGGGCGTGTTCGTACGCAACTTCACGCTGGCACGTATCGTGTGGCGATGACGTCGTGTCGGCGCCACAGTAGTACGTTTCGTCGTCCGTCATTATACTGCTCCCACGCCGACCACGAGCAGTCCGAGTGCCATCGCGAACAGGCTGAGTGACATCAGCAGGTTGTATAGTTCGCTCATTCTTCTTCGGGTGGCACGATGTTATCGTTGAAGCGCAGGTTCATCTTGTACGTCCGAACGCTGTAGTACGGGTCGTCGCCTTGCTCGATGCCCGGTCTGACCGGAGCGTGGATTGGTGTTTCGATGCGCTCTTTGCAGCCCTCGGAGCAGACGAGGACGCGTTCAGTTCCAGTTCGTCCGCGCGACGTTGCACTGCCTGCCTCGTCGGTCGGCACTCGCATCGAGCAGGCCGTACATTTCCGCCAAGAGCGGAACTCTTCCTCCTCGCTCTCGTCTTCCATGCACGACGGGCAGACGTTGTCGTAGTAGTGCTGTCGTGCCAGGTCGAATTCTTGGTCGCAGTCGCTACACGTCGTCATCTCGGGAATGTGTTCGTGTGAACTCATAGCTGAATCTCCGTTTACCAGGGCGGGGTTGGTGCGCCCAGGGGCTGTTGCGTCTCGATTCGTTCGAGGAAGCGCTCGGACATATCGATGTCTCGTCGTGCTGGTGCGACCTTGCATCGGCCGACGCGTTCGCCTTCGAAGACGAAGTAGAGCGTTCCCTCTTCGGCTGGGCCAGTGTCGCACCAGCTGGACTTGCGGATGACCTCGACCAGTTCGACGACGTCGTGGACTTCCGTGTCGAGGTAGTCGTGTCCGACTTTCCACCGCTGTCCGTCGTGTCGGTACGTGTTCGGGTACTCGTGGTTGATGTCGCCACACTCGTCGGCGTCTTTCTCACCGCGACATCCGCAGGGTGGTGCTGCAACGACTGCTATCTGTGTACCTGTACCTGGCTCTGCGTTTGGGGCTGGTCGTTGACTCATAGTTCGTGAATCGGTGCCCGGCTTTTCGACCGAGCTCTGGACATCGAGCGCATCTGCTTGCAGCGCTTGCATATCTCGTCGTCACTGTGCGTCGAGGCCATTTCGCATATCGAACATACCATTGGTCTACTCTGGTGTATGCATGTGGGGTACTTTATTCTAACGCATATACGTGAGCACCACACCGTCGAAGACTGGGTCTTCGATGATGCGGTCGATGCCAAAGTCCGTCGCTGCGGTGGCATCAACGCTCGTTGCGATGTCTGGGACGCTGTGGCCGGTTATCTTCAGGGCTATCGTGCCACCCTGGCCGACAGTCTTGACGTCGTAGGCTGCGTTCATGTCAAGCAGGTCCAGCATCGTCTTCAGCAGCTTTCGTTCGGGGAGCGATTCACGGTCTGCGACTATCTGGGTTGCGAGTTCTGGGTGCATTATTAGGTTGTATTGCTGACCCGTGCGGGGGCTACGCTTATGTTGCCGATGGCGTTTCACTCATACCGGGAGTTCTTCGAGTTGCAACTGCTGTCCGGAAATATCGTCGGCAAAACGAGTCGTCGGTGAGGTCTTACAACCCCAGTGCTTCTTCCGCCAGCTCTTCGTCGATGTTCTCGACCATGTCGTCGTACGTGTCGACTCTGCTGGTCATCTGTTTGATGTTGCGGAGGTAGTCTCCATCTCCGCCGGAGGTGACGATGATGACTGCATCCACGCCGTCGGTCATCTCGCGATTCCGTTCGTTGAACAGTTCGCTGATGACTTCGTTCGGGATGTCGCCGTCTTCGTCTCGGCAGTCTGCATCGTCGTCCGGCCACTCGATGCCGAATTTCGTCCCGTCGTATTCGACGTTCGGGTCGAGCTTGTTTCGGCTGTTGACCCAGACCCGCATCGCGTCTTCGTGGTCGGTCAGTCCACGGTATCGGATTTCATCCGTCGGCTGGAACGGGCTTTCGACCACGGCTTCGTCGATTGCCTGCACGGCGTCGTTTCGGTCGTCCGGCATCGACGATTCGCCTGCGAGGAGCAGGACCGTTTCCTTCTCCGTTCCGTCGATGTTGTCGAGTCCGTTTGGCTGGCTGTTCTCCGTCGTATCGCTGTTGTTGTCACTCATAGTTCACGTGAGTCGCAATTTATTCTGTCGTCCGATTCGTCAGTGCGCACTCGTTTTCGTAGTGCGCGTCCAGTGCGTCCGTTTCTGACTGGCCTGCATCGATGCAGACTCGTTTCAGGCAGTTCGGACTCGGTCGCAGTCGGAGACTGCTTCCGCAGTGCGGAGTCCGCTTTGCGGGACTCCGACACGGTGTTGTTGGTCGTTTTTTCGGTCGCATTATTCGGTTGTCTTGCTGACCCCTGCGGGGGCTACGGGGATGTCTCCCGAGCTCGCTGTTGCTCGATTGCATCTGCCGTGTCTTTCTGCTGTTTTGTTCCACCGTCGCCGAGTGAGATTGTTCGGTCAGTCATGATTGTTGGATTCGATTGTCGGCCTGCGGTCTACTTCACTGCAGGCAGGCCCGTTTTCGGCTCGAAGCGGTACGGGTTCTCGTTTTCACTGTCGCCCGTATTCGTCTCGCAGTTGTGCTCTCGTTTGAGCGCAGAGCTGTCTGCCGGGTTCGTTGCTGGGAACAGTTGTCCACATTCGGTGCATCGTTCGGCTTCGGTCGTCGGCGTCGTGTTGTTGTCGTTCATATGTATCGTCGGTCGGAATCGCAATTTTTCGGTTGTGCTGTGAGTCGAGCGGGGGCTACGGGGACTTGGTCGTCGCCCTTGGCGACTTCCAGAGTACGGCGTCCGCTTCGCGGACTTCGACTTTGCCGATGGCCTCGGTTGTCCCTGCAGCTCTCTTCGACTCACCCGGTACCAGTCTGTTCGTTCGTTTTTGTCCGAGTGCAGTTCAGACCGGTTTTTTGTCGGTCCTGCTGTCGCTGTTGTTGTTTTTTTTTTCGTTCTGATTCACCCAGGCCCGGTTTTTCGGCGGAGCGGTGCTGGGCTGTGCGGTGCGGTCTTGTTCGGCGGAGCGGTGCTGTCTTTTTTCGTCTGTTCGTCATTCGGTTCACCCGAGCCCGGTTTTTCGACGAGCTCGAAGAGTGCTAGCGTCAGCGCACTCTGAGAGCGTTGATATGGCTCGGGCGCGCGAGCGGTCGACGCACTCTAGGTCGAGATGGTCGCACTGCGGGAGCCGTCACGAGGGGCTCCCAGAGCCCTCGGTGACGCCGACCGAGTCGGTGCGGAACGCGCGTCCGTGGTAGTTCCAACCCACCGCTGGCTCGGATTCGACCGATAGGTCGAATGGACCGACGACCCCTTGTGGGTCGGAGCGCCCCGTCAACGAGTGGCACCGAGCCCGTTTCGATGCCCGTCCGGGAAATAAAAAAGACAGCGGGCAGACGTCTTATCTGCTGGTGAACTCCTTCTCGTCCGCTTTTGGCACACCGTCACCGTCGAGGAACTCGTCCGTATCACGGCTGTCTACCGTGTCCATCGGACCACGGTGCCACGCATCCTCACTTGGAGGCATGAGTTCGTCCGCAGCCTCGTCCCAGTGGCCCTTGTTTGCCGTCTGGTCCTGTTCCGTGATATCGACGCCCATCGCGTCGGAGGCGACGTCGGCCTCGATTGAGTCCTCGTAGTGCCTGTAGACGTCACCCTTCGGATTGTTGTCTTCGAACTCGTTGGTGAACGTCCATTCGAACTCGTCTTCAGTCACGCAGATTGCGTGTTTCGCGACATCGGCCAACTTCGCGTCGGTCGCCCGGAACCCCATCTTCCAGCCCTCACTGGTCAGCCCGTCGTCGTCTCTGACCCTCACTCTCTCGCCATCCCGGTTCGTCGCGAAGTCGTCCCAGGTTGGCCACTGGAAGTCGATGGCCCGAATTTTGGGGCTGTAGTCGAAGTCGGAATTCTGATGAATGATGGCCCAACTTCGGACTGCGACTGCGTGCGAGGCGAAGTTCGAGAAGACCACAGACGTTGGCTTGAATGGGGAATCGTCGATTGCTTCCTGGATGAGCTTGATTGCCTCAACCAGGTCATCGTATCCGTCCTCACCGACCTCGTTTCTGTGCTCGACCGTGCCAATGCTGTCAGGGAAGTCACCGTCGTCCGCGTAGATGGCCACGTGTGCAACCTCGCGTCCGTCCGGCACCACCGTTCTGTCGCTCGCTTCGTCGCCCGCATCGTCGTCGTCATCGTCGAGTTCGACCATCTCAGCTGCTTCGGTGATGAGCTGGTTGGCGCGAGCAACACCGATTCCGTGCACAGACGCCAACTCGTCCGCGTCCGCTCGTGCGATGTCGGCGACCGTCTCGAAGCCCTCGCACTGGAGGTGCCACGCGACCGTCGGACCGACGCCGTTGATTGAAACCAATTCGTCCTTCGAACTGCTGTTGTTGTCATTCATACTGAACGACCTGTCACGCCCGAGGCCACCGACCACGCGCGGTCGCTGTGAGCCCCTGAGCGGGACACCTGTCCCTATGATTTTGGTCGGGACGCGGTTTGTCCCGACCGATGGGGTGGGGGGTCGACCCCGCGAGATGCGGTTGACTGAACAGCCGACCGCGAGTGCGGAGATGCGGTTTGACCGAGCGCGTCGGCTGTGAGACTATTGCGGTTGACCGAGCGGGTTCCTGGTCGACCCCCCACCCCTGAGTTAGCACTTAACTCTTCTGCCAGCTCGACTGGTGGCCCCGGCACGACGAAGTCCCATGGTACGGAGCCGTGCGGAGTACCATGGGTCGAAGTCGCGGGGAGGCAACCCGGAATGGCCGACGCGGTTTGTCGGCCACACGCCCGGTAGTGTTGGCCAGCTCTACGAGCAGGGCCAACACCATTTCCGAGCACGAGGAAGCTCGCCGTTGGGGCAAACGTGCGCGCGCACTGGTGCGCGTGCGCGACCGGTCCTGCGGTTGGTCCCAACGGCAGCAGTCTCGCGCACAGTGAAACAGCGGGGTTAAGTGCTAACAAAATTATGGTAGGAGGAAGGCTATCGCTCGATTTTCTGTTACGAGGAACTCTGAGCCGGTCGATTTCGACGAAAGCTACGCGATTCGTCAAAATCGGGACCCGGCTCAGGGTCCACAGTTCAGAGAAATCGTGTGATAGGAAGCCCCCGCGGTACGACGAATGGCCGACCTCGGGCCCGCCCGAGGTCACGAGCACGAGGAAGCGCGAGCTGATGCGAGCGCAGTCTCGCGCGGAGCCGAACAGCCAGCTCTGCTGGCTGCGAGCGCGGTCGGGCGGTGTTGAGAGACCGCGCGCGCCCTTGTGGTGAGGTGTTGGAGGTGATTGACATCTGAAATGTCGGGTGGGACTCTTTCAGCTGATGTCCAGCCGTCGCAAGCTCTCCGTTGCGTAGTGATGAATGTGAGTCGGTCGATTTCGATGGAAGGGACCCGCGTTCGACAAGACAAGGCTTCCGCGCCGTCGGCGCGGAATAGTGTCGGGAGAACGCGGGTAGGGTCCGTCGAAATCGTGACCCGAGCTCACGAAGAGCCCGCGAGGAGGAGGAGTGCGACCTGGCGGGGCCGGCGCTGGTGGACTGAAAGGGCGAACTCGGTCGAGTGGTCCCGGACCCCTCAAGCACCTACTGGAGCGCAGTGTGGGTCCCGGAACGGTCCCGCGAGCGAGTGAGGGCTTTCTGATTGTTGGTGGTCGACCTCTCCCCATCGTTCGTGTCGACAGCAGCCCCGTTTCTCCCGACAGCGGTGCCACCGTTCGTGTCGACGTCAGCAGTCCCGTTGCTCCCGATAGCGGTCCCACCGTCTGCGTCGAGTGGACGTCCACCCTCGCCACATCGGACCGACTCCACGCATACGTTCATGCTGATGGCAGCCTCGTCGCCTCCCACGCAAGCCACGTCCACGTTCGCGTCGACTACATCGCTAGTTACTCCGACGCTGTCCACGTTTTCGTTCACGTCGACCTCGTCTCTGTCTAGTCCTACGTCGACCACGTCGTCTTCAACGTCGACATCGTCTCTGTCTAGTCCTACGTCGACCACGTCGTCGTTCACGTCGACTCCGTCCCTCCAGACAAAGGCGACTGTCCACGGAGCCCGAGCGAGTGCCAGCGTCAGCGCACTCGCGAGGGCGTTAATCCAGTTCCGCGCGCGAGTAACGCGTGCGCTGGTCGTTCATCCGAACACGTGCAACCGTCAGCACAGACCCGGCCACAATATAGGATCGGACCAGCTCTTATTTCGATCAGGGCATAAAAAAAGCGTCCGGTGGGGCCTAGAGGATGATGTCGTCCGGCTCTTCCGTGGCCATGTCTTCCGGGCTTGGAATGTCTTTCTTACAGGGTGCGCATTCGTACCCGTATTCCTCACGCTTGCGTGCAATGTGTGCTGGCACCATCTTCGACTGGCCACACCCCGGACAGGTGAGTAGCTGTTTCTTTCCATTCATATCTACAGTGACACCTCCGTCTGCGTTTCGCATTGGGGGCACTCCACGAACTCGACTGCCCCGACCAGGTCTTCGACTCGGAATCGATATTTGCATAGCTGACACGACTGACTTCCGCGTAGGTTTTTTACAGACATAATTACCTGGGAGACGACGTCGCGCGCCTCCAGTTTACTGAGGCGCGCTACTCGTCGGCACCTGGATGAAGGCGCGCGCCCAAAGGATGGGGGCCGGTCGCATCGGGCGAACTTTATCGCCGTTTCGGTTGCGGGTTGACCGAAACGGTGATAATGTGAGCTCCGGAGAGGCGACCGGCTACCCGGACGACGGCGAGCGCCTGCCCACCAACCACCGTTCTCGTTCGAGTCCTAGTCGACGTCAAACTGTCGGATAGAAGCCCCCCACGCCCGACGACGTCCCCGTGTGCACCTGTCTGTCGGATAGTGGTATCCAACGGCTGGTTTTTAAAAGGATACCACCCCTTCTTGTAGCTCCTCCACACGGGGGAACCCTACGAATTTAATCCACCTGTTCTCACACCAGAATTTCGCGGTTGGTCCGCCGAACCTGGACAGCTCTGTTGCGCCCGACCACCTCGGCGCCACCACGATCGCGCCCCACGATTGCATAGTCGTACCCAACAGGTATAAGTGCATAGCCGACATATATCGAGATACATCACAACAGGCACCACTTGCACCGCACACCCTCGCTGACACAGAGGCTGGTGAGCACGCCCCATTCAATCAGAACACCGCATCACTGTCTTCCCACATTGGTGCTGTTGTGATGGTACACGAGCGGTCACAGTCACTTCCACCCCACCCCGCTCTTCGCTTTCGATTCAGTTTTCGGTGCGTTGCGGATCATTTCTACTGTGTCGCACGCATCGTCTATTAGTCGCACATGGTTTCTACCGACAGAGTATCGTCACACGAAACTGATACTCACTCGGACGAGGACGAGGACGTAGTTGCATCGGACAGTGCCAACGATACCCAAACGGGCGCAACGGACGACATGGGTGGCGCCAAATACGGGAGGTCCGATATTGCCGAATCACAGGAATACAATGATGAGGCAAAGGGGCCTCCACAGGATCAAAATTACCCAGATGAGGCTGCCTGGACGACCCAGCGCCCTGCAACGGATCACGAAGATACGATCGCACCGGGCCAGGATGTCGACCGCAAAGCCCTGGAGCGCGTTGCGGTGGACCCTCTCGACCGACAGGGTGGACACGGCGCCCTCTCACGAGAAGAGGCCTGGGTTGCTGAAACGTCGACCGATGGCCCAAACGATGGCCGGTCGACGACACGAACAACATTCTATGCGAGCGACACGTCGACCGATGGGCCCTCACAGAAGGGCCGACCGTCCGAGCTCAAACGAGGCTGGGAGAAACTCGCAAAGTGGAACGACGGAATGCACTCGAAGATCGAGTCCCGTGCCAGCCAGAATGCAGACGCAGATAAGCGACGATGGGTCGAAACCTTCGGCGGGGAAATGGGTGCCAGTGAGCAACACAAACAGGAGGCAATCTATACGATAGAGCACCTGGACGTTGGCCCGTACAAAGCTGGCCATATCACGACCGAGTGCCTGATCGTTGCAATCCTGACGATGTATATCGATAAGGACGTCCGGCAGTTCGAAAACGAGGATCCAGCTGACGCGATCGAGCGACGAGCGATCAATCGGGCTGGCACGCAGGATCTTCTCGACGACCTCGAGCTCGATCGGAAGGATATCGTCGATACACGGACGCTCATTCGGAAAAACGACAGCGAGCTCGTTCTCGATGGTCGTGACTAACGCATACTCATCTGCAATACTTTTTTCTAGCCTGCATATGTAGTCAGTAATAGAACAAATGGACCACCGTAGTCTCAGCCGTCGGCAGCTTCTTGCTGGAACAGCAGCAGCCGGTACGTCGCTACTCGTCCCCACTGTCTCGGGCCAATCAACTACCATTCCAGCGGATACGATCGAATACGGTGATCAGTTCACGGAGGAGCTAACGTCCATGCATTCGACGACGCCGTTCGATACGGAAGATCACTACACTGAGAAGTACGAATTTGCCGGCTACGGTGGTGATGATATTAGTGGGCGCGCTGGTGACCAGATCCACCTCCTCGTGAGAACCAAATCAAGCAACGTCAACCCACGGGTCCGACTCGTTGATCCAGACGGGGCAATCGTCGAAGAAACGAGCGGACGTGTCGCCAGTATCGACCAGACGCTCGAATTGACTGGGACCTACACAGTCTACGTCACAACCGAATACGCCCGCTCGACGGGCGAATTTACGCTTCGGTTCAGCAATATCGTCACTGATCTCGAGACGATCGAGTACGGCGAGTATCGTGGTGGAACTATCGAACGGACGGATTCAACGACGACCAGATACGGACAGACAGAATCAACTGTCGAGTCGGTCACATTCGAGGGGAGCTACGGTGATTCGATTGTTCTCAGGTTGAGTGAGAAATACTTCTCACTCCGTCTGCGCGACCCGGATGGAAACGTCGTCGACGAGACTGATGAATTCCAATCGGACAAGGCACATTACTCTCTCAAGCCAACACTGGCGACGACATTGCAATCGTCTGGGACCTACACGATCGACGTTGTTGGCTGGGACGAGGAAGATCTCCCAGGGACCTATTTCGTCGAGTTCGTCGAATCACCGGACCAGATGTCGAGTCCGGACCCAACGCCGACGACGCCAACCCCCGGACTGGAGACGCCAACACCGGAGGATCCGTCGACCCAGACGCCGGACCAGTCGACCCCGACGCAGCCCCCATCGACGCCGACCCGATCACTTCGGCCCCGATCGACCGAGAGTGCCTCGGGGCCGACCACGACCCAGTCTGGTGACTCCCGCCTGCTCACTGATGATATGATCATCGGTGGCCTTAGTGGTATCATCGTCAGCCTGGTCGGAATCTCCGCACTGAGCAAGCTCTCCAGCGACGACGAGTAACGGGGTATCGTAGTCCAGTCCTGCTTAAAAGGACCGCACGGACTACGGATTCATGCAGACAGGAGTCTCCCATTTCCCGTCCGGATGGCTACACTATTTTCTTTCTCCTCTTTCGTCTCTGGCTACTGGGCGCGTCCGAGACTGCTCGTCTGTTGACTCACCACGTCTCTCATCGATAATCTCCACGAACTAATTATCGTCGGGTCGGACCGCTCCATCTCTTTTCCATCTTTCCGTTTTTCTGAAACGCAGTCTCGTATTTTGTCACACGTCGGCGCATCGCTTTGCGATGGCCGTACTGGGACTCGCCCTCTCCGAGGGCGATCACGTCGCAATGGTCAGCTCAGAACCACTCCCGGATCGGTGCGCAGCCAACATTACGCACAAACTGGGAGTCGAGATTACACTCGGCGCATCAGATAGTGGCCACGATGATGCGCTCGAGGTAACTGATCAGTCTGGGTCTGTTGTCCTCTGTCGCTTTGTCGATACAGCCGACGATCCCTCACACATCGTCGAGGTTGTACCCGACTATCGCACCCTTCGGAAATGGCTCTGGGACGATTACGTCCTCGACGCCGTCGCCCTTGGGGCAGACGTCACCCCCGGTGCTGGCGACGGAGACTCGATCCCGACCGCCGACGCCATGCGTGCGTCGGAGGCAGTTACTGCGGTAGATCAGAATCGGCCTCCCGTCGAGGAGCCCGACATGACGTATCAGTCGAAGGAACTCGGCGAGCTCGAAGACGAGGATATGACTGCCATCGAGGCAGGCACGGCGACGTGGATCCATATCGATGGTTCCGCTCCGCACAACGTCACCAATCGGTACAACGAGCACGTCGGATACTGTGAGCGGTACCCGTTGAGCGAAGACGGGAAGACGCATTGCAACGATCATGCCGACAAGCAGGACTTCGCAGAGGGCGAGCACCCCAACAACGGCAACACGTACGGGATGACGCATGGCCTGTTCGCCCAGCGAACGAATTACTGGGAAGCGCTCGACCAGGAAGATCGGGCCTTCATCGAGGGAATGGTCAACTCCTGGCTCGAGGATGCCCCCTTCGGTCGCGATCACCAGGCCAAGTTCAACGAACTCTATCGAACGGCCATCGACCAGCACCGAGCCATGGGCTCACTCGACGAGTTCGTCGAGGACGGTGAGATCACGGGACTCACGAAAGAGCAGACCGTCGACTACGACGAGGATACCAAAGAAGAGATTACCTCCGTCGAGGAGCACCCAGTCAACCTTCCGTACTCCCGGCTCGACAGGGACATTCTGAAGAAGCTGAATGAGTTGGAAATCCTCGACGATGACGATGTCGAGGAAGAGGCAGCCGAGTCGATTGCCAAGCTTCTCTCGGGAGGTGCCTGAGATGTCGACCTTCGAGGCAAACCCGCCAACTGCCATGCACTTCTCAGAGGCCTATGACCTGATTGAGCTCCGTGTGACTCCGAGCGAAGCCGAGTACCCTCGGATCAACACGGAACTGTATGACGACCTGCTGAGGCGTCCTGACGCCCAGGCAGGCTCACCCCAGCCTGTGTACGCTCGACTGCCGGACGACGGCGTCCATTTCGAAGTCTACCCGGACGACAATGTTCGCCTCGATACCCTCGAGCTCTCCTTCGATCGGATGGATTCGCTCAGTATCCCACATCCGCCCTCGGACGAGGCTGTGTTGGTGACGAAGCCCCGGCATACGGTTCGGCTCCGACGGATGGCCCAGATCGGCGAGTCGACGATCGACTAATTTCGCGTTGTAGTTCATTCGTCGCACTCAGAATAACTAAACAAACGTTTAGACAATAACTTATTTACACAACATATGGTCACGCAATTGCATGATACCGGCGAGGAGATCATTCTTGACGACTTCTTTGCCGAGTCTATCTCGAAACCTGCTAGCATCGACGTCACACTATTCAACGACAGTACCGACGCGCTGACTGACGCCAGCGACATCGGCGACATTACGACCGAGCCCACTGGCGGTGCATTCGCCCGGCAGACGGCCTCGTTCGGCGGAGATCTCTCGACCCAGGACAATGGAGGCGACTGGGAAGCGATCATCGCCGACCAGACCTTCGACACGACCGACTCGACGCAGGCTGTTGACGCCTATGCAGTCGTCGTCAACTTCAATTCCGACGACAAAGGTGACTCCAGTGCAACCGATCACTTGCTCTTTACTGGTAGTCTGAACCAGTCCTACGATCTGGGCGACATCGACCAGTTTACCCTGAGCGGTGCTGGTCTGAGCCTGACGTAATCGGGCAGATGTTACTTGACATAGCGCCCCTCGAGGCAACAGCGGATGTCGTTGAATCTGACGCCGACGACCAGTCAGACAATACATAGTTACACGATAGGACTACTGCATTCACCACTGTCGCATTCTCCGTATTGTCACGGATAGGGGGGCTGTGTCAAACAGTCGCTTCAAACGCTCATCTTGCGGTTCTAATTTTACATGGCACTCGACCAAGTCTCCAACTTCATCCGTGGCGAAACAGCCGAATCGATAGATAGTACGCAGACAACGATTAGCGTCGCGAATGCGTCTATCTTCCCGGATCCGAGTAGCAGCCAATATAATCTCGTTCTGTGGGACGCAAATAGCCATCCTCGACCCGACAACGACAGCAACGTGGAGATCGTGCGGGTCACCGGGCAGGATACGACGAACGATACGCTGACGATCTCGCGCGGACAGGAGGGGACGACCGGGGCCTCCCATCCGAATCCGTCTTCGCTCCAGTTGAGCCCGACAGCCAAGATGTTTGGCGACATCGAGACAGAGCTCAATGATAAGCTGGAGTCGAGTAACTACAACCCAGAAGCAGACACGCACTCGAAGACGAGCAGTGCAAGCGAACTGAGTGACGTCTCACCGGATAGTACGTCGGACGCGCACCACTCGAAAACATCCAGTGCGAGCGACCTGAGTGACGTTTCACCGGACAGCGATTCTAATGCACATCACTCGAAGACATCGAGCGCAAGTGAACTGAGCGACGTCTCGCCAGATAGTGATCCGGATGCCCACCACCCAGAGTATACAGATGGAGACGCCCGAACAGCACTCCAAAGTGCAAGCCAAGTCGGTGGAAGTGGGCTATTCTTCGATTTCGACAATGATACCGACTGGATCGAACTCGTTGATGGTGGCGGGACACGACACGAGCTCGTCACATCCGACGTTTACCTAGACGATACTGGAACATGGCTTGCTAGTGATCACATTGGCGATACTAATGCCCACCATCCCGAGTATACTGATAGCGATGCTCGTGGTGCCGTCGAAGATGGCGCTCTCTCGAGAGCAACGTTTTCGAATTTCGAGATCGAGGAGAACACGAACACGAACAGCCTCGACTTCAACTACACGGGATAGTATCCGATGAGTCTTGTTGGCTGGTGGCCTCTTGATGGAAACGCAAATGATCGAATTGGTGGTAATCATGGATCAGGTTCCCCCAACTACGTTGACGGGAAGTTGGGTAGAGCATACGACGCTAATTCAGGCAATATTGACTTTGGGAATTCTAAGAAAATCCAATCCACATTCCAAGGGGAAGAACTTACAATTGTATTCTGGTGGCGACAAAATAGCAACCAAAGTGCGTGGAATGATAATCTCAACAAAGGAAGCCATCGTATCGAACACGGCCGTGACGATTACAATAATGCTGGTGCTGGCCCCGGCCATCTGACCAGACTGTATGATATAGACGGTAACTATCACCAAGTCGCTGAGGATACCTTCTCAAACATCAGTCAAGGCGAATGGTTCCATTTTGTCATTCGAAAAAATAGTGAAGAACTCTCAGCATGGGTCAATGGTGAAAAACGTCAAACAACGGACGGAAATTTTTCGTTGGGTAGTTACGAAAGTAACGACCTCACGTTAGGCAATAGTTCTATTGACGATTATATTGATGATCTTCGCCTCTACGATCACGCGCTCTCGAAGAAACAAATTAAGCAACTTTCCCGCGGAACAGCCCTCCACTACAAGATGAACTCACTCGGGGAGGGGCCGACGACGAATCTCATCCCGGATTACAATCTCGTCGACGGTGCTTCGTATGCATGGCGTGGGAACAACAGCAGTGAGACGAATACGAAACTCGATAGTTCGGCCCCGAGAGAGGAGGTCGTCCGTCTCGTCAAGACTGGCACGGACAATCAGTGGCACGGAATGCACGGTCGGACGAACTCTGTTGATGTCGCAACCGGCGATACGATCACTTACTCTGGCTACTACCGGCTTGAATCCAGTGCGAGTAAGACCGGTCTGTCAGCGAAGAACTGGATTACCGGAGACTGGAGTAATGCTGGGTCCGACGGAATAACGATGCAGAATGACGGCAACTGGCACAGGTTCAAGATTCCAGTTGGTGTCACAAGTAATACGAGCATTACGCCCGGACTCCAGTGGGGCTACTCGACGTCACAGCAGTGGTGTGAGTTCTCCCAGGTCCAGATCGAAGAGCGCGAGTCCGCAACGCCATTCGTCGTCGGCTCTCGTGGTCCAGACGTCGTTCTCGATAGCACTGGATACGGCCACAATGGAACACGCAACGGGGCAACGTTTTCACGAACATCAGGGATCGGATTTGGTGCCTACGACTTTGATGGGCTCTCGGACTACGTCTATTATCCCTTTGGCAATCTTCCGGGCGAATATACGATCTGTTCATGGGTCAAGACGTCGACCGATGGGTCCATCAGCGGATTCTCCGATAATTTGCCGACTGGCGGTTCCCACGAAAAAGAGATGTATATCGAAAACGGAACGCCATCATTCCGGGCATACGACGGAAGTACAGAGTTCGTCAATGGCTCGACACGCGTCGATGATAGTAGCTGGCACCATGTCGCTGCAACGGCGAAAGATAACGGCAGTGCTCGAATCTACGTCGACGGTGTGGAGGAAGATTCGAATGGTGTTGGCGACCTCTACACTGGCTATAGTACCGGGAATTTCACGATCGGGATTGGGTCGCATATTAATACGTACTTCGACGGGAAGATCGCAGATACGCGAATCTATACGACTGAACTAAGTGCAAGTGAGGTCCAGTCGCTCTACGAACAGCGCGGGAGTATCAGCAACGGCGGAACTGTGCACGGACACATGCTCACCGAGCGTGTCGACGCTGGGATGAAGCTCGAAGCATACAGTCGGGGGAACGACTCATGAGTCTTGTTGGCTGGTGGCCTCTCGACGGGAGTGCAGAGAAGAAGGTTGGAGAATTCCCGACCTATGAATCCGGAAATGTCCAATACGGTAGTGGAAAGCTCGGCCAGTGCTACGATAATACGTCAGATAATGGAACTGGGATTGAGCTAATTCGACACGACGATTTTACAGAATATGAGGACGTATATTCATTTTCACTTTGGTTCAAATCGACGAGTACGTCGTCTGGATACACAGTAGAGCGAATCCTTGCACGAGACGCATCCGAGTATCCAACGCTTTGTATCGACCAAACACAGAATGGGAATCAAAATCTGACACTATACCGGGCAACGAATGTTGGATCAGTCGCTGTCAACGAGTGGCATCACTTCGCGATGACTGTCGACCAGGGGTCAAACACGTCGAGAGCATTCATCAATGGAGAACTCGTTTCCACGGGTGGGGTGGACAATACTACGACTGCACGGCCATACGTCATTGGTGGAAATACTGAGGGCGACGGTGATATTAGTGGCGGACATTTCATTGGCAAGATCGACGACGTCCGGCTCTACGATCACATCCTCTCAGAAAAGGAAGTCGCACAGCTGTCTCGCGGGAAGATCCTCCACTACAAATTCAATCAAGATGGCGACGTCACCGATGCGTCTGGCCAGGGCAACGATGGTACACTGAACGGGCCGACGTATACGACCGACTCTGCGATCGGGTCCGGCGCATATTCGTTTAATGGAAGTGGTGATTTCATTGGGTCATCGCTTTCGTATAATACGACGTCGCTATCCGAGGTCACAGTTTCGACCTGGTACAACTCGTCATCTTCTGTAGATCAGATAATAGCTGCATCGGACAGAAATGAGTATTGGCGACTTGGTGTTGGGTCAGACAGTGAAAACGGCGTCCAATGGACAGTGTATAGTTCAGACATGGTAAGTTCAGCCAGTCGCTCAGAAATCCAGGATGGAAATTGGCACCACATAGTCGGTGTGTTCGATACCAGTCTGTCAAATGATCATAAAATCTACATCGACGGCGAATTAGATTCCGAGGAGAGTCACTATAATTCGGGCGTTGGTTCTGGAAATAGATCGTATACACATATTGGAGTCGGAAGTGAAGCCGGATCCCAAAGTGGTAGTACCGGTCCAGATGATTGGTTGAATGGTGCTCTGTCTGATTTCCGTATATACAATAGAGGGCTCTCAGCTACTGACGTCAAAGAGATCTACCAACAACGAGCCAGCATCGATGCTGGTGGAACGACGCACGGTCACGAACTGACTGACGGCGCTCGTGAGTCATTCGAATCAGGTACAACAGACTCACAGTGGAACGTGAGTACCGGAACGATATCCAGCAATCGATCGTACAGTGGTGACTATTCATTCGGATCCTGGAACGATGGTGGCCTAGAGGCAACGTGGAACGTCTTCGACCAGGAGCGTCAGATTGATTCATTTGAATACGTCTGGAAGGAAGATGGGTCCCAGACTGGCCATGTCGTCATTCTACTTGATGGGAATGGGAACGAAGTCCAGGAATCTGGTACTGAGAATCCGCAGTGGTATCTCAACAATGGCTCAGGCGGTCGCTATAGTGTGGCAGGATACGATGGACAAGGGTACAACGTCTGGACGCGGTTCCGGTTTGACTTCGACTGGGAAAACGGGCAGTACGACTACGAGATGTACGATCTCAACGGCAACGTCCGTCGAACAGGGACTACTGGGCTCGACAATAGTACGGGCGTGAAATCAATCCGATTTACCGGAGCTGGCTACGGGTCAGCTAATTACTGTAGATTCGACCAGATCAAGATCAACGGCCAGTCCATCTCGCAAAACGGGGAGTTCGTTGGCCCAGACATCAACGAGGTCGGGCCAGCACCAGACTCGCTCGTTGGGTGGTGGCCCCTCGATGGAAATACGAACGACTACTCCGAGAACGGAAATGATGGAGTGAAATCCCTTGATTATATATCACCAAGCAGCTCATCTGATTTAGGATGGGATGGCCAAGGTAGTGGGTATAACAGTACTGGTGGTGAGACTGACCCGTGTTCTGGAAAAGTGACATTCGAAGAAGCACTACAACACGCGCATGACCAAGGTGGGAGATTACCCACAAAGGCGGAGATGGAAAATGATGCTACAAGAGGTACTGGGTGTGGCTATGACAACGAATTATGTTGGACAGCTGACAAGGGTGATGATAGTTCAGAGCATTGGGTATCTTGTGGAGACCATTCTGATTCTAATTGTGAGGGCCAATCAGAGGTAAGAGGTAATGAGGAAACGGCATATGTGAGGATGGTCGCTGACGATGATTTGAATAGGTCTGACCCTGTAATATTAGCAGATACGTTTATATATGATTGGCATACTGAAAATGGTTACAGTTTCGATGGTGTATCTATTAGTAGTGGATTGGGTCAGAGTGCGTATAATTTCAACGGTAGCTCTGATTATATTAATTGTGGCGACCCGCCAGCTTTAGACGTGTCAAACTTTGGTGATTCAATCACATTATCTGTTTGGCTAAATCCAAGCGATTCTGGTGGCGGAAGACAAGACGCATTCGGTAAGGGAGACCCGAACACTAATGATAATTATAGAATATGGATAAATAGTGGTGACGTATATCTATACATCGATGAAGGTGGCTCATCAAATAGGGTCAACACAAATATAGATAATATCTGGACACACGTTGTTGGTACATGGGACGGTTCTACTATCCGACTCTATATAGACGGTGTTGAGCAGACATCCGCATCATTAAGTGGGTCATCACTTGCGTCGTCAGGCGCAGATTTTGTGATAGGTTCTCGTGCGGGCGAGGAGGAGTTCTACGCAGGTGATGTGCAGGACGGACGGATATACGACCGCGCCCTCTCCGATGCAGAAGTCGCACAGCTCTACGCGATGACGGATCCGCGAGAAGATCAGCAGTTACTGCAAACACAGGACGGCAGCGTCCTGGCAAAAGAGCAGTTCAGCGAGTTACTCTAACGATGGGACAGAATGCACTCAGGGTCAATGGCAACGACATTGGCGCACACGGTCGCGGAATCAATGCTCTCGAGATCGACAAGCGTGGGAACAAAATAAAGACCGATAACTTCGACACCTACGGCAGCCCGACAACTGCAACGGATGCGCTCGTCTCCTTCATCGAGACTGCCCAAACTGGCCATATCCTACTCTTTGCGATCAACGATCACGGCGCACGAATTGAGCCAAACGGCGTTACAAAACTGCAGGAACTCGGGAGTAAGAAAATAGATGATGTTGCTGCAGAGAATGATCGGAATAACTGGGGATTCATCACAGTCAAAGGCGGGCACGCACTCGCTGAACGGTACGAGCCGAGTGGCGATGGCCCGGTCACGGCATCAGTGACTCGTCCAAACAAGTTCTCTGTCGCACGCGAAGGGACTGTTGGAGGAAAGCACAACGAAGTCGGCCCTGCTCCGGAGGCACTTATTGGATGGTGGCCTCTGGATGGCGACACAAACGATCACTCGAGAAATGCGAACAACGGGACGAACAACGGTGCGACTATTACTTCCGGGCTTGGGCAGAGTGCGTACAGTTTTGATGGATCTTCAAGTTATATTTCAGTAGATGTTGGTGAATCAAACAGTTCAACGTGGGCATTAAGTTGTTGGATCAGACCAACACATGTTAGCAATATTAAACATATTACAGGAATACATAATCAACATCCAGATGGATGGACTCCACTTTCACACTTTGGTGTCCGAGATAGCAGCATCACATGGTGGGACTCAAATGGGTGGAGGGATAGCAATGCTACAATTTCTACAGGAAATTGGTATTTTGCTTCAATTGTAGGTACATCATCTACAGTAAAAACATATGTGGATGGAACAATAGACAATACTGAATCGTCAAATATAGAAAATAATATTGCAGTTCTCGACACAATAGGGCGACGTGAACATAACGATGACAGGTACTATGAAGGTAAAATCCAGGACGTCCGCCTCTACAACCGCGCTCTCTCCGATGCAGAAGTCGCACAACTCTACGCGATCACAAATCCGCGACAGAATCAACAGATGATACAGACACAAGACGGCAACGTTCTCTCGAAAGAGACGTTCGACGAGTTACTCTAATATGGCAAATCTCTCTGCAACAACAATCTATGGCAAGCTCAAGGCAGTCGGGAGTGCCGTCATCAACGGTACACTTACTGTCAAAAATGGAATCGACGTCGAGGGTGGGGTTATCGATACAAACGGAAATCAAATCCAGAACAATAGCGGATCCAACGTCGATATCGACGAGGATCTTCGTATCAGTGGTGAACTCACAGAGAATTCCTCGCTGTAGGAACTCTCCTGAATATATACACAATTCCCACATCTACGAAAAGGCAAACGCAACACGACATCATTTTCTCTCAAATACACGATAGCGGACTATTCTACTATGGCAAATCTTTCTAGTTCAACGATCTTTGGCGACCTGGAAGTCACCGGCAGAATGCGAGCATCTGGGACGCCAGGTATTGCATCATTCACCAGCACGGACACATCGACGAATATCAATCAGAGTTCCTGGACAACGATTCCATGGGACGTCCAGAAGTTGATTGACACACCGTACGCACACGACCCATCGGGGTCACCGGGACAGATTACATTCACTGAATCTGGCGTGTACCACGTCGATACAACGATCGCATATGACGTCACAAGTTACCGAAGCAACCCTGGAATTCGCTTTTCTATTAACGGAAATGGACGCAATGCCAGGGGGTTGAGTGGATATGCTCGTGATGCAACCGGTCATCATGAGGCTTCTAATCATCTTGCAGAGACAATTTCAGTCTCAGCAGGAGATACATTACGAGTTCAGACGTATCAGTACGCAAATAATGGGACGGCGACAATGAAAAATAAGGAATCAGTCCTTACGATCACTGCACGCTCAGTCAGTGCCTACGAGACTGATAACGCCGACACTGTTGACGGCTACCACGGCTCTGACTTCGTCCAATCCGGCGGAGATACGATGACTGGATCACTCAACATGGGTGGAAATGATATTTACGATGGTAGTCGGTCATACGTTGGGATTAATGATGATTTGCGCTTAACTGGCGAACTCAACGAAAATTCCTCACTCTAATCTATGGCACTTGGCGCAAATCCGTATGGTGGCAGCCCGCTTGGCTCGACGAACGTCGGTCGGATTCCAATCAGCCCGACGAATTTGATCATCAGTACGACTAATTCTGACGCGATCAAGATCGAATGGCAGGATAATTCGACGGCTGAAAATGCGTTCAATATATACCGGTCGACGAGTAATGGCTCCTCCGTCGGCGACTATACGAAAGTGACTGATATTGGGGAGAATACAACGATATACGAGGATACATCGCTCATAAGCGGGAAAGAATATCACTACCGCGTCACGGCATCGAATAATACTGGCGAGAGTGATCCGACCAACGAAGCAACGAGTGTGACGACGCTACTCCCGCCATCGAATGTCACAATCGATCCGACTACGGAAGGACAAGTCGATCTCTCGTGGACAAAACAGGATGATAATTCCGAGGGTGAATTCGAGATCTTCCGTTCAACTGACCCAACATCCACCGGCACGAAGATCGCAGACGGGATCGGAGTCAATACGACGTCCTACACTGATACTGGGATCAATACCGATACGGCCTATTACTATACAGTTCGCCGTGTGACGCCAAAATAAGCTACTTTCACTATGCCAACTGCTGATGCAACCGTCGGCGCCGTTCATACTGATACAGTTACCGATAGTGCGTCGACTACCGACGTTGTCGCATCCCCGATTACTGACTCGACAGCTGGTGTCTCGAACAATCAAGCATCGACGCAGGTCGGATCAGCCTCGGCGATTACTGCAACGACGAGTGCGAACGACATCAGCAGTGGGACGACTGGACCCACGACCAGCAGTGCAACGACGACGGCAACGACTGACTCCTATGCAACGGCAGGTGCAACGGCGAGCCAGCGGACTGCGAATGGAGGTACGTCGGCAACGACGGCACCCGTTCAGTCGCCTGGAACAGGGACAGGCACTGTCGCAACAGCAACGACGTCGCAAACAGCAATACAGACGAGTCTCCCACAAGCGACGGGGTTGCCGTCAGCCCCATCGGTTGCAACGAACACGACCGCGCGACTCACGAAGCCGAGCTCGACCTCGACGTTCGCGACGGCGACCGGGTTGACGATTACCGTCTCAGCCCAATCCGTCCAGTCTGCCTCGGCGTCGACGATCGACATCGACCCTGTTGTGACGAATATCAATGGGTCTGTGACGACAGCAGCGACGTCGGCAGCAGTATCCGACAGTATCGCCTCGACGTTCGATGGGTCTGCCACAGATACTATCGGGACACCACTTCCGGGCATTGCCAGTCTTGTTGGCCGATCCGGTCCGAGTGGTGGAACGACGACGCCAGCAACGCCAACGATCGGGACGACCACGACTGCCGGTCGAGCCAGCGGTGCAACGGCGACTGGAACGACTGGGACGACGCAGACGTCGACAGTCGCACCGAGTACGGCTGAATCCAGTGCTGGTGCTGGGACAGTATCGATGCCGGGGACGACGGTAACTGGTACTGGGACTGTAACGGCAACTGCATCGAACGGGACAGACGCGTCTGCTGGCATCGAGCACGTCACTGCACCAGTGAGTTCGAGCAGTACGGACATCGAATCCAATCCTGTCACTGTCTCGATACCGTCACTACAGAATCCTGCTGGATCAGTCACGACCGATAGTGCAAACGGTCTGACAACGACGACGACCGGGACGCCAGGGCTTGGAGTTGGAGCAGATGTGGTCGGGGATGGCGTAACGAGTACTACCGACCCAGCCTCAGTACAGACTACTGCGGGCGCTGCATCTCTCATCGATCCAGTTACGGTGACGACTGATGTCAGCACTACCGCAGAGGTAGACGCAACGATCACGCCCGACGCGTCAGTCGCAACGCAGTTTGCTGGATCGGTGACTACTGCTGGCACAACAATATTCACTGCCGAGGTGACGACCAGCACAAGTAGTGCAACCGTACAATCTGCAGGAGTAGTGGATACGGCGACAGTAGCCCCAACAACGACGACTGTATCTGGACCGGTCCAACAGACTGCGACGGCAAATACGGCTACTGTTCCACCAGACACGTTGACGACAGATGACGCCTACCAGACGGAATCAATTTCAGCTCCGATCCGTGCAACCGCAGCCAATATTCTGACGAAAACCGCGACTGGCGGTACGATCACGTCGACGAGCTCGAGTCAGTCCTTCGGCAAGATTTCGCTAATCACTGCGACGGGTCCGGAGACAAGTGCTGGCAGTCCGACAGTACCGACGACTCGCCTCGACAGTGTTGGTCGTCTCAGTACAATGTCTTCGGATACTATTTCTGATGCATCGATAACGACGACAACGACGAGTCAGCCAGTGACGATATCGCAGTCGTCGGTGCTCCAGATAGATCCTGTGACGACAACGACTGATCCATCAACGCAGACACGGAGTGCAACGGCAACGATCCAGCCGACAATTTCGGTGGCAACCGGTCCAGCAATCACGACAAGCGAGGCGACGACGTTCACTGCAAATGGTGGGACGACGACGACGGAATCCCCGCCCAGCACAGACGGAACCGCGTCACCTGTCGGCGCCATTACCGAGATACTATTCAATGCCGATCCAACGGCAAATGAATCAGTACCGACGGATGCGACAGCCCATATTACAGCCGTCGTCGATATTGGATCCGCGGAGGGGATCCCCGACACTGCGTCTCCAATTATTGGATTCAACGACGGGAATCTCGCAGAAAGTATGGCACTTAGCGAGCTCGCGTTCGGGACGACAACCGGAAGCGGTGGGACAATCAATACGGCACGTACGACAGCGAATAATGCAACGACGCATATTCAGCCATCCCTGTCGCCGACGTTCACCGTCAGTTCGAGTGGGACGATAGATCCGGAGACGGCGACGACGGTGACAGTCGGAGCAACGTCGGCCAGTACGAGTACAATCAATGCACACCCGTCTGATATCGAGCCAACGATTGTCCCGACTCAGTCTACTGTAACGACGAATCCTGCAACAACTGATATCGTCACCAGTGACCAGCTACAACAGGCGACGAGTACGCCACTAACGAACGATCCTCGGACGGAAACAACGGACTCGGTCGCCGTCACGTCCACGTCAACGGCTACTGCTAACGCGACGACTGCCCTCCGTGTCCAGTCTGATGCGTCGTTCGCCGGAACAGTCGTTGATGTGACGAGTCCGTTTGCCGAAGCAATCGATCTCGAGTCGATCACCGAGATCATTGCGTCTGTCTTCAACGCTGCAACGACGACGGCCGGAAGTACTGCGGATATTGTTCACGATGAAACTGGGACACCCATCTCCGTCCGTCCAGTCACGACAGGCAGTGCACAGGGCAATATTATACGGATCGAGGCCACCCCTGTCGGACACGGATTCTCGCAAAGTATCGATGATGCACTCTTGGAATATATGTCTGCCACGAGCTCGACGGCGTCGTGGGATATCCCGCCAGGAGTCAGAACGCTCGACCTGTCGAAGCTAACCGAATACGACAGCAGACATATCACGTCAGCATCGTCGACGAAAACGGCTGCCGGGGAGACTGTTCGGACAACTGACGCCACACGCAAGTATATCGAAATTGAGTCCCATGAGTATCGAACTGTGGTCACGACGGAACCGAAGTACATCAATATCCTTTCGGATGAAGACTGGTGAGTTGGTGTCCATGCTGTTGCAGTATTGTCGCACATGAGTAAACCAGATATAATTCTCAAACCAGGAGACACCGAGCCTGCGGTAGAAATTCAGGTGATCGACGAAGAGGGGGATCCAGTCGATCTGACCGGTGCAGCAGCACGGTTCAAGATGAAGCATATTAATGACACAGAAAATACAATTGACTCGTCTGCAATTATCCGAGATCCACCGGAAGAGGGGATGCTCGCCTATACGTGGAAGAAGGGTGATGATACCCGAACAGGGATTTACCATGCCGAATTTGGAATCGACTACAACGGTGCGATGGCCGATACGTTCGACGTTGATGAGACGATTCCTGCAAACGAGAAACGAACGTATATTGAAATAGAAGTCGTCGAGGCACTACCCTAATCATGTCTTTCCCACAAGAATTCAACACGATACAGTTCTCCGATCAGGCAGTCCTCTCACATAAAGATGGAATCATCGTCTTCGTGTACAAGAACGCACTTGTCGTCGTTCACGATGAAGTCCCGGTCTACTCGGCTGCCTACGAATCTCACCCATACGCTCGCAAAGATGCCGAACGAGCAACGATTCAGCTTGCGATCAAAGAGTTGAGCCCAACTGAGGTTCGTCGGAATCTCGAAGCGGAATTAAATGGTGTCGATACGTCGATCGATCCGCTCGACGTGTTCTGACGCACTGTCCCTTATGTAGCAGATAGTCCGCGGTACCATCGTCTATTGCTACATAAGGCTACGTCGCACCCGATTCGTCGCATGGACTCTCTTACTGATTATAGCGAACTCCGAGCAAATCCGTCCAAATTTGTCAAAGAAGTATTGGGATTAGAATGCTTGGAATACATTTAAATACTTCTAGATATTAAATAATCCATGGACAGGTCCTACAAAAACAAAGATACTCTTGAATACTTGTACCTAGACCAAAATCTCACACGGGCAGAAATAGCTAAACGATTTGATGGTGCCTCTGGTGGATCAACAATTCAGTACTGGCTAAATAAATACGATATTAGCAAAGACAAAGAGAGATATGCAACTGGGCCACCAGTTAGTGAAAAACGTCTCTGGGAACTCTATTTTGAAAAAGAGAAGTCTCAATCAGATATTGCATACAAATTTGATGTCACTCAAAGTGCCGTCAAAAAGTGGATGCAGCATTATGAAATAGAAACTCGTGGTCCGGGTGGTGTTGATGGTCCCGAAAAATTCGATAAAGCAGAATTAAAACGGCTCCACGAAGATAAAGGACTTAACTCACGAGAAACCGCGGACGAGCTCGGAGTATCTATCAACACAGTTCGACGATGGAGAGATCGAATGGGCCTCAAATCAAAGCCAACAGGAGGGAAAAAGAAACATAAAGTCGACAACAGTAGACTCATTGAACTATACGAATCAGGCCTGACCGAATCAGATATAGCCCAAAAACTCTCTGTAGACGTTTGTCAAAGTACAATTGGTAGATGGCTTCGAGAACTAGATGTTGAAATGAAAAACCAAGCGGGATGGGGGCAACAAGTAGAGACAGATCGGGGCGAGACTGTCAAGTCGTCTCTTGAACTACGTGTCGCAAACTGGTTATTTGAGAATAATATTGATTACACCTATGAACCAGAGATCGATAATACAGTATACGTTCCAGACTTCAAAGTCCAGGACAATCTAATCGAAGTTTGGGGAATAACTAACTCGAACGAATACGATCAAAGACGGGAACAAAAGTTAGAAGTCTACGACGAACTCGGATTTAACGTTATCTCGGTTTTCAACATATATCACGAGGGAATTCCCCCCACGTCTTATCTTCAACGATCTCCGATCCTATCGTAGCTGTCCCTTCCTTTTTGTCGATTTGCAGTTTGTCGCATGGACTCTCTTACTGATTATTCGGAATTGCGCGAAAAACCTTCTAAGTTTGTATCAGATGTCTTAGGACTTCGCTGCTTCTCCTACCAGCAGGACTTTCTCGACACTGATTCACGCTTCCGTGGGCTTGTCTCCGGGCGTCAGATCGGGAAGACGCGGATGTGTGCGTGGGACGGCCTCCACGGTGCACTAACCGAGCCACACTCGATGACGCTGATTACAGCCCCGTCGCTTCGGCAGTCATCGCTGCTATTCAAGCAACTGCGTTCGGAGATGAGCCAATCTGGGATCAACGACGACACGTGGGGTGTCGATCGGGACACCCAGACGGTCATTGAATTCGACAACGGGAGTGAGATACACTGTCTGCCGACCGGTCGGAACGGGAATCAGATCCGTGGGTTCTCAGCGGACAATGTAATCGTCGACGAGGCAGCATTCATCAATGAGGACATCTTCAACGAGGTCCTCGAACCGATGATCCTCGCGACCAACGGGTCGATGACGTTGGCCTCGACGCCCTTTGGGACGAGTGGCTACTTCTACGATAAAGTGACCCAATGGGCCACCGACGGCGACGACGATTACTACTCGACGTGGGACCCAGAAGAGGGCGGGATCTCCTCCTGGGAGAACCCACTGATCGACGAAGAAGACGTTGAGACGTTCAAAGACGGGAAGACGAAGCGCCAGATCAAACAGGAGGTCAAAGGCCAGTTCGTCGAAGACGCCTCCCAGTTCTTCGAATCCGGCGCTATCAAGAAGGCAATGGAGGGTGGGAGTCCCGAGACGAATTCGGACGCAGATGTCTATCTTGGGGTCGACATCGCAGCTGCTGGTGGGGCAGAGACGGTGCTCATCACTGGTGACGAGTATGGGAATATCAAGGAACCAGATGTGTTGACTGATGCTGGAGTCCTCGATGCAGCCGAGCGGATCAAGGCCCTCGATCGGAAATACGACTACGAACAGATTGTGATCGACGAGACGGGGATCGGCCGTGGGACTGCCGAAGATCTTGCGCGCGACGTCAACATCGAACGGAAGCTCCAGGCAGTCTACCTGTCTATTCAGAAGAAGCAGACGATCTATCAGGGACTCAAGGCTGCCCTCGAGGCCGGAGACCTGTACCTCCCACAGAATAAGACGCTTCGGATGCAGCTCGATGCGATCGACTTCAACACGACAAGTGCTGGGAACCTCTCCATCCACGCAGATTCAGGCAACGACGACTACGCTGACGCACTCGCGCTCTGTGTGATGGGAATGCCGGACACGATGGGTGGCGACGGTGGACGTGGTGCTCGTGGATCGACGCGTGCGGTCCTCGGTGGCGGACAATCCCGTGACAATCATACGTCTGTAACGAACGGTGGCGCGCAACGTCGGAATTCGACTCGTCAACGGGATCGAACCAAACGGGACCACACACCTGGATCACGTCGGAACAGGCGCTAACGGTGTCTGCACCTGCATCCCCATTGGTCCTCCCGCACTCCCCATCGTGTCTGCACTGTATCCCGGTTGCATAAATAAAACATCTGGCCAAACCGGGATGCCCTGTTGTATTATATAATAGTTGGAACGAACGTAAAAGTTTGGGAAACAAGTATGCGTTGTTGTATTTGAATTTGAAGCCATCGGTAGCTGAGACGGCCGATTTGGATTGCGTCTTAAAAGCGCGTGCGGACTACTGATTAGTCGACACGGCAGTACCGAGAGACGGTGCGCCATTTTCTCTTCATGTCACGCTTCAATAACATCAAAAATCGGCTCCGTGGTGTCGCATCCCTCGTTCAGAGTGATGAGGCGCCCGATCCAGAAGCATATTCACGCGCATCGACAGAGATTAAATCGGTCAATTCCGATGTGAGTTGGCCCGAGGATGAAATTGCTGACTACTGGCGACTGTACGAGACGAACCCGCTCATCAGCCAGCCAATTAATCGGACAGCAACGGAAGTCTTCGAGCCAGGATATTACGTAACGGCTGCTTCGGAGAAGACTGCTGAGGAGCTCCAGGAGTATCTGGAGAATGTCGGGATCGAGGGCGGAATGCCTCGTCGGGACTTCACGACAGTTGGCAAGCAGGCTGTCATCCAGTATGAGGTTCGTGGGACGTTCATGGCCGAGAAGGTGACTGACAGCCAGGGCCGGCATAACGCTATCAATCCAGTCCAGTCCGATACATTTGAGATTCATACGAAGCCACAGTCAAACATTCTCCTTGCACCCGAGGACTATCGTGAGTTCAACGGCGTCAAGCGAGACGAAGAGGGGAACGCAGCAGCCTTCGTTCAGTTCGACGTCGAGGACTCTCGATGGAGTGACCGGAAGGAACGCCGGTTCAGCCGGGATCAAATGCTCCACTGGCCTCGCAGTCCCGACATTGGTGACGTCCGTGGGACCTCACGCCTCGAGACAGTCTACGAACGAGCTCGCGCCCTCGAGGCCAAATTCCGTGACAACGACGACGCGATCGCGATGAAAGCCTGGCCGATGATTCTCTTCCAGCTTGGGAAGGAGGATCGGCCATGGACGATGGACGAGATGGAGGACTTCATGGAGCCCTATGACGAGGGGAACCTCGGACCAGGGATGTACCATGGTGTCCCCGGCGACGTCGATATCAAGGAATTCGCAGGCGAGACGGCGGATATCAAAGAGCACGTCGAGAAGGACGTTGACTTCGTTATCAGCGGAATGCCGGGGCCGAAGTACGCACTGGGCTCGTTTGCAGGCAACATCTCGACGACAGTAGCAAGCGCACAGGAACGACAGTACCGGAAACTCATTCGTCGACTCCGGCGAGAGATCGAGGATCTCTTTACACCATACCTGGTCGAGGTTGCAGAAAGTTGGGATCTCGATACGGAGGATATTCAGCTTCACATTGGTCGACCGAGTGGCGAAGTCTCACCGGACGATGTCAGTGGTTCTATCATCCGGTACACGTCGGACGTGGATGGCGAAGGCGAAGAGCAGGGTCGACGCGATCCGGACGCAGACCCGGACGATGAGACTGCCGACGATGATGACAAACCGTCCGGCCCACTAACTGACGATTCCGGCGGATCGTCGAACAGTACAGAGGAGGCGTCAACGCTGATTCCCGAGGATGTTGCGGAGGCGATCGGTGATGAGGGCGTTGCCGAACTTGCTGACCCACGACTCGTCTCGACAGCCGACTCTGGCTCGGCTGTTTCATCGGCTGTGACTGAGGCGCTCATACAGGCGCGTGACGGGGCCATCAGAGAGCTTCGTTCACAGGCGAGGCAGGGCTCCGACAGTACGCCGGGGCAGGTTGCAGACGCACTCACGTCCGGATTTGGGCAATCCCTCGTTGATGTCGGATTCGAACAGACGGTTGATGACTCACTGGCCGATGTCGGGACGGACACTGTTGCGACGCTGGGCCAGGACTCACACAGTCCATCGATGGATCTGACGTATTCGTCGAGGCACCGTGATATCGTTGAGGAACAGCGACGCAGTCTTCGACAGGACATGGAGAAGATGGCTCGCGACGCCAGTGCAGACGTTCGCCGAATCGTCACGTCAGCGTCGCAGGATGATGTTGGCCGAATCGGCGATCGGATTCGGGAGGCAATCGATCAGGGGAGCATCCGACGCAGAGCAGAGTTGATCGCACGGATGCACAGCCAGCGCATCGTCAACAAGATCAAGCTGAACGAATATCAGCGAGACTCACGAATTGCTGGTGTTGGTGTCACGAATCCCTGTGTCGGTGATACCACGACTCTCTGTGAAGACCTCGCTGGGTGTGGGACACACGAGCAGGCGACTGCCATGTTCGACGATCCGAAGACGATCGGTGAGCAGTTCGAGGCACAGATGTCTGCATCGATTCCGTCCGGGTTTGCGCCACTGACGGCGACGCCTCCGTTCCACTACGGATGTAGATCTGAGCTGATCCCTGTTCTCGACGAATAGGTATCTCATTTCGCGTTTGTCGCATGAAGATCACCGCATACGTTCTCGATCGAGACGAAGAGACTGGTTCAATCGCACAACTCGCAAATCAGTATAGTGAGGGAGACAACGTTCGCTACGGCGATGGTGAGCTCGAGATCGGCGTTGTAACTGATATCTACGAGAACGATATTAGCTGGCCCGAACGTGATGAGGATATCTCCGGCTCGGCGAGTAGTCCAATCTACATCGTATCCGTCGCAGAGGGTGGCTCACGTCCATTCAAGGCATCAGATATCGCAATGGCTGGGTCTGATGTGTTCAAACCCGAGGGTGAGGCCGACGTCGAGGATCCCGTCGAGTCAGCTAAGGACGAGTCCGAGGAACTCGCAGCAGAAATGGAGGAATTTGATGGGCTGGAAGAATTAGTCAATATTCCTGCTGTCGACGATCCCGGTGTTGGGTGGGACGACTATCCGGATTCGTGGGAAGACGCCGATCGGCCTGCACGGATCATTTTCCTCGACATGTGGACGTCCGTTGGAGCCTCATTCACTGGGGCGAAAAAGGAGTTTGGGTCGGACAGAATGGCGGGGTCCACGAAGGACGAAGCATTGGGTTACACCGGTTGGCGAAATGCTGAAGACTAACTAGTCGGCAGCGACAGACGCGTCAGTGTGTGCCTGACTCGTGAGCGACTGCAGGATGTCGTTGTCTTCGGTGTAGCCAAGGTACTCCCGTGCTTTGTGGGCGAATGTCTTCGGGTCTGTGCCCTGGAACTTCCCCTCTACTGACGCGTGACAAGATGGGCAGAGTGAAATGAGGTTTTGTGGATTGTTTTGGAACTTAAATCTGTCAGGGATATCAATATGCTTGAATTTCCGTCGTGGTGTAATGTGATGAATGCTGAGAGCACGACCGATTATTTCCTGAGTGGTACCACAGCACCGGCAGTGGTGGTCGTCTCTCTGTCGAATAGATTGACTAATTTTGGTCCATTTGGTTGAGGATTTTGCGAATGGGAGATCAGGACGTCTACTCTGATCACGATTTAATGAAAGTCCAATGGTTTCGAGCGACTCATTCCAGCTTCCAAACTCTCTTCTATACGTTGCTGACGAAGCACAGTCGTTTCTAGATCTTATTTCCCTTGCTGTTGGTGATCGCCCAAGTTCATCTGCAATGCGCTGGAGATCTTCTTTCAATTCTGCTCGTGATTTTTTTAGTTGAATTTGATTAATCTCAAGTCCTGCGCTTTTGAGTGCTTTATTCCAACTTCCGAATTTATTTCGATATGAGTCTGACGAAACACAGTCATTTCTAGAGTTTACATCCTTCTGTTTTGGCGTTCGACTGAGTTCATCTGCAATGCGGTGGAGATCTTCTTTCAATTCTGTTCGCGATGTTTTCCCTGGACGTCGGTTAATCTCAAGTCCTACGCTTTTGAGTGCATTATTCCAACATCCGAATTCGTTTCTATAAGCTTCTGTCGAAGCACAGTCGTCACTAGAGTTTATCTCGTTAGCTGTTGGTGATCGCCCGAGTTCTTCTGCAACACGCTGGAGATCTTCTTTCAATTCTGCTCGTGATTTTCTCAGTTGAATTTGATTTGGCTCAACTCCGACACTTTCGAGGGCCTTATTCCAACTTCCGAATCTGAGTTCATAAGTTGATGTCGCAGCACAGTCGTCTCTATACTCCATTTCTTTCGCTGTTGGTGCTCGCCCAAGTTCATCCGCAATACGCTGGAGATCTTCTTTCAATTCTGCTCTTGTTTTTCTAACGGGATTAATCTCAAGTCCCACGCTTTCTAGTGCCTTATTCCAACTTCCGAATTCTTTTTGATAAGATCCGCCCGAAGCACAGTCGTCACTAGAGTTTACATCTTTCATTTTTGGTGCTCGCCCGAGCTCATCCGCAATACGCTGGAGATCTTCTTTCAATTCTGCTCGTGATTTTGTAAAGTGATTTGGCTTAACTCCGATACTTTTGAGTGTTTCATTCCAACTTTCGAATTCATTTCGATAAGAGGATGCTGAAGCACAGTCGTCTCTAGAATCTATGTCTGCCAATGTTGGTGCTCGCCCGAGTTCATCTGCAATGCGCTGAAGGTCCTCTTTCAGTAGTTTCTCGTAGTCGTGTGTTTGACTATGATGCTGTCCTCTCCCATGCTTCGTTCCAAACGTCCGATTACATCCCTCTACGCGACAGGCGTACGTTTCGTTTTGATCTGCCGTTGCCATGCGACAAGTCCGCACTGCCGTCACAGTCACGTATGCGTATGAGTGACTTAATTCTGTCGGGATTTAGTATATCCCTTTAAGAGGATCGCACAGACTACAGATGAATCGAGGCTGAGTCTCCCAGCTGGCTCTTTCTCTTTTTCCTCTCTTTTTCTCCATTTCATATGGATCAAGTCACAACCTATGCCGGCGTTGGAACCGCCGACCTGAACGCGAGTACGCCTGATGATGAGCCCGCAGTCATTCATGGCATCGCGCTCGGCGAAGGTGACGTGACATACGGTGAGTCTGAAAAGCGCAAATACTGGTCAGCAGAAGCGCTGCAGATGATGGAAGGGACACTGACGGGGCAGGAACTGGTTGTCGCACACGAGAATTCTCCGGCCGGCACCGTTGGCACGGTTACCAAGGATACGTACGAGCCAGGTGTTGGAATTCTCTATGAGGCCGAAATCGCATCGCACTACGAGGAATATGCTGCAGACGTAAAGGCAGGCCTGCTGGAAGTCTCCCCGCGCATCTATCACCCGGAGACAGCCCAGCTTGATCGAGACGAAGAAAGCGGAGCATGGTACGTCGATCAGGCACACGCGGACAATCTCTCACTCGTTCGTGATGGTGCATCGCCATCGAACACTGCCGAGTTTGGTGAGGCCGAAGCATTCGCTGCTGGCCCGATGGATACTGCGGTTGCTGTCCTGAGCCAGGGGTCGCCACGACCCGACGATGCTGATGTGGTGGAGACGCTTGCGGATCAAGGTCGCACAGAATTGGCCGATACGAGTCTCGATGCTCCCGAGTGGACAGAGGGCATGTTCGTCGAATGGCAGGTCAACCCCGACATGATCGGGCAGATCGTCCACGTCGACGAGAAAAAGGACATCGTCATGGTCGACGTCCACGAGCGTAACAACGGCCGACTCAGTTCGACTGGATACACTGTTTCTGCTGGCTACAGTGACATTCAGTCGCTCCGAACCCAGATGGACGCACCCGACGCAGACATGGAGTCCTCGGACGACGAGATGGCGTCTGAGGAAATGGAGGATGGGTCCGAAGAGACGATAGACTCAGTCTACAGTGACTGGGATGATGCAGTCAATATGACTGCCAGCGAACTGAAAGACTGGGCATCGAATCCGTGTGCCCAGGAAGCCAGTGAGGATCCGGAGGCAGTCATTAGTCGCAATCTCGAATTGCTCGAGACGAACAAATCTGAGTGGACAGACGAGCACATGGAGGATGCAAAGCGAACGATCTCCTTCATCGAGCGGATGCGTCCAAATGAGCCTGATGGCGATGCAATGGATGGCGCCCACGGCTGTCCGACTGAGTGGGCCATCTCGCTGCTGAACTGGGCCTACAATCCGTTCGACTCCATGCCATCGGCTCCCGACGAGGGCGACCTCGCTAATGCTGATGGATATGATGCTGAAGAGCTGTCCGTCACATCCAGTGATACCCCGAGCGGTGGATCCGGGACCGCAGAGACGGACAGCGAAACTGAGGTCGACGAACTGGCCCCGTCGTATTCCGTCCACGAGCCCGAGTTCGATGGCGAGCATACGGACGACTGGGAGAAGCCGACGCTCGCCGACTTCATGGACGAATACGATCTGGACGCTGACTCGTGGGATGATCTCGACGAGGAAGCCCAGATGTCTATTGCAGCCCATTTTTTCCTCGTTGACGGTGACTGGCCGGGCGAGAATTACGGTGATCTCAAGCTTCCCGTCGTCGAACCCGACCGTGATCTCGTAGGGCCGGTATCGCCCGATGGGCTTAAGCCGGCACTGGCAGCGATAGTCAGCGAGGCGCTGCAGTCGGCTGTCAAGGTCGCCCCAGT